AATTACGCAACCTATACTAGATGCAGATGGTATGATTATTAAATATATTGGTGATGCAAGTATGCACGTTCACGGTGCACCACTAGACGATCCGCATCATCCTAAGAGTGCAATCCAAACAGGATTAAAAATGTTAACCGCAGTGGAGAAGTTTAATGAAAAAATTACTAGCGAAGGCAGGCCACCCGTTGGGATGGGGGCTGGTATTAATACTGGTCTTGGTTATTTGGGCGAGATGGGCAGTACAGCAAGACACAGTTACGATGTCCTTGGAGACTCAGTCAGTACAGCCGCTCGTATTGAAAGCAAGTGTAAAGAATACGGATGTCTATTACTTGTTGGAGAATCGACATATGAAGCAACAAAAGACGACTTCTTTTACTTAAAAGTAGATGATCTACAAGTTAAAGGTAAGAGTGTTGGCCTCGCAATATACACAGTATTAAATATTGAAGTTACACATGCAATAACAAAAAGTCAAGAGATGCATATTCGTATGCATAAAGAATATAGAAATCAAAACTTTAAAGAAGCAATTAAACTTTGCAATAATTTAATGCGACACTTTGATGGTAAGATGGAAGGATATTATAAGATGTGGATCGAACGTTGTGAATTCCAGCAAACACAAGACTTACCAAAAGATTGGAATGGAGTTTTTATTGCAACAGGTAAGTGATATAGAATATCGTGTAATGCAAATTAAGCGTAGAATTGCAGAACTAAAACAGCAAATAGGATATACGTCAAATAGTGTAGAACCTGATCCGCAGACTGCAATACCCAAAACTGCAAATCTTTTTCCTTCAGATCATAATACTTACGAACAAGAGTCTTACAATAATCAACGTGCCAGTGAATTAGATAGTCTAAAACAAAAATTACAAAAGCGAACTTAATATCAATAACAAGTCCTGCAAACAAACTACCTAGTCCGTGATGTAAGTAGTGAATATGTGCTTGTTGATTAAGATACTTTTCTTTATTTGAATGAAGTAGTCGTTGAATTGCTAAATCACAAATTGCATGTTTAGCAAAAAGTAAAAATAAAAATGTTAGTAACACATATAACAAACTACAACTCCAACTGCAATACTGAATATTAATCCTATCAGTATGTACTTAGTCAAAGCAAAATAGTTTTTTTGTTCTTCAGACATTTATTTTTTCCCCGTACTATCAAACCCCTCAGAAAAACTTTTGTTCCTAGTTAGAATATCGTCTATGTCTAGTTTTTGCCCGGAGGCTTGTTCTATCTCGTCTTTGTATTCTAACACCATTGATAGTTTTGTGTTCAGTCTAATCATATCATTATCTAACATTCTAATACGATCAACTAATTTTATAAGTGTAGATTGTGCTTCACCTAGCACAGGTTTAATTTCAGTGGTTACCCACTTCCATACATAATAAACAAAATAACCTAATCCCATAGCGGCAACAATCGGAAACCCAAAGTCTTTAATTGCATTTGCTAATTCTGTTGTCATCTTGTTTTAATCACGCCGAGCGTCCTCTTTTCCTTCGTTGGCCGCAATACGATCAACGTTTGGTCTAATACTTAATACATAACTTAATAATGCATCTATTTTAACAAGGTCGTTGTTCATAGTTTGAACACGATTATCTAATGCACCAATAATACCTTTAAGACCTTGTACTGACCCTGTTACTGATGCTAGGATAAATTTTAACGTTAAGAAGACAAATGATCCCGCGGCTATTGCTCCTGCAATAGGGAAACCAACTTCGCCAACAAACGCTAAAAAATCCATGTACACATCCTCGCTTCGATATAGATATTTATCGCCGGATTGGAAAAATATTAGCACATAATTGCAATTAGTGGTTGACTTCTATATAGGGTGGTGTTATTATAAGTACATAGTTAGAAAACAGCAATAGGAGGCCTATATGGCTTACTGGACTCACACTAAAGACCCAATTGGAGCATTTGTTGAAAAAGAAGTGGGCAACCATTTTGAATTTTCACTGAATGATCGCGATACATGGTGCGACTACCCACACAAGATCTGGGTAGGCGATGTAGTTGGTCAAGGATACCGTTATGGTACAGTTAAAAAGACTGTGGCCTATGTCGCAGTAGACGAAGATGAGAATGGTTTACCTGTTGTTGAAAAATGGTCTATCAAGAACTATAGGGAGTATAATTGAAGTTACTGCCCGTAGATCAACTGGATAGATCAACTGCCTTCTAAGCAGTAGGTTGCAGGTTCGAATCCTGCCGGGCAGGCCAATACCGTAGCACAATATGATGCTACACATAAGGAAAGATCTGGGGATCCGTGAGCGTAGTTTGGTAGGTACTCCGTGTTCATAATGAGCCAGATCACTGAGTAGGCGGGATGGGGGCCGTACTTGGACAATAAAGATGTTGACTTTTAAACTAAATATACGTATATTACTATTATGCCTTCTAAATATGATAATTTAACATTTAGTGAAACAATTGACAAAAGTCTTCTGGATAATGACGTATATTATCTACACGGAGAAATTACTACAGATAATGTTGGCGATTGTATTAAATGGATATTATCGGCAAACTTACAGAAAAAACCCAAACGCACTTTAGAACTATACATTAATACATATGGTGGAGATTTATACGAAGCCTTTGCACTTATTGATGTAATGAAATACAGTTACCATAATATATCTACTGTTGGTATTGGTGCTGTTATGAGTGCAGGTTTTTTAATTTTTGCAAGTGGTAAAGAAGGTGAACGATATATTGGTAAAAATGCAGGTAGCATGAATCATCAACACAGTGATGAAATGAATTCCAAAATGCATGACATGAGAGCACAGATGAAAGAAAATCAAAACTGTGAAATTAGATGCTTAAATATATTGAAAGAAGCAACAGGCATGTCAATGCAAGAGGTTCGTACAAAGTTTATTAAAAATCCTTCGGACCAATACTACACTGCTAAACAAATGGTTGACATGGGAATAGCAGACGAAATATTATAGGGAGATCAGGATGTCCTATCCTAAGAAAACAGGTCCAAACAGTTGGATCGTTCAAGTAAGAGAAAACGGAAAAACAAAAGAACTCTTTTTAGATCTGCCACCTGAAAGTCTTAATCAAATGGGTTGGGATGATGGTGACACTCTATTATGGGAAGAACTTGATCATGGTGCATGGTCAATAACAAAGAAGGAAGATACTATTAATGTTAAAAATTAAAGACAGTGTCGAAGACTTTTTTAAGTGGGTAAAAGGTTCTGAACTAGTTGAACTAGACGACATTGATGTAAGTGAGGATCCTGTTAGACCGGAACTTACACTAGGTTTTAGAATAATGCACGGCCGAAAAATATTTGGTCTAAAGTATAATGAAGAAATAGAAGCAATCGTTTGTACTGCATTATGTCCCGAAGTACCGCATACAGTTAGAGAAATGGATTACATGTCACAGGTTGCTAACCAAGACGGGCAACGAGGAGAAATTGTTGTTGCATACACTGTATGGTCTAGAAAAAAAGGTGCAGGTAAAGAAATTATTAAAAAACTAGGCGAATGGGCAAAGGCACATAAGTTTAGTAGACTAGTAACACTATCACCATTAACAACTATGGCAACACATTTTCATATTAAGAATGGTGCAAAACAAGTACATATAAATGATGTATCTCAAAATTTTGAATACAAATTAGATTAAATAGCATTATGCGTTTATATGAAGTACAACAACCTCAAGATAGATCAGAACTAGCAAAGATACTAGAACCTTTTCTAACGTATCTTACTAGAGATAATCTTCAACCTAAGTATATTGCTAGAAAGTTAAAAAGCCTAATAGCAAGTTTAGGAGTTGAAAAAGTATCAGTAGACTACACTAACAACGTTGATGTTAATGACATGAATCTTAATGCAACATATGATCCATGGGACGATGAAGATGAATTAGATCCTTATAGAATTGATTTGTTGTTTAATCCAAAAAACAAAGATGGTATAAAGTTTTCAGCAGATACTATAGAAGAAGTTAAGTTTAGAGTTATTGATGCACTTGAACATGAAATGATTCACAGTAAACAATATCGTAAAAGAGACTTTGCGACACAAAAAGGTTTTCGTGCAACTGATAGAGAACAAAAGTATTTAGGTAATCAAGATGAGATAGAAGCCTTTGCAAAGAATATCTCAAGCGAACTGCTAAGACACGCAGATAAAGAACAAGCATTAGATATGTTACGAAAAGCAAACAATACAACTGAACTTCGTGACAAACTAGGAAACTTACTTTCACCTAACCTAGTAGGATATCTAACTGCATGGAACTTTAACACAAGACATCCTGTCATAAAAAAATTGCTCAAAAAAACATATTTTTATATACAAAATAGTTGACATCTATATCATTCGATAGTATAGTATATAAACAGTAACACATTTCCCTAGGGAGCAATACAATCAAATTAATTAAAGGCGTTAGCCGCGGACGTGGTGGAATAGGTAGACACACAAGACTTAAAATCTTGAGAACACATGTTCGTGCGAGTTCGAGTCTCGCCGTCCGTACCAACGCAACTATATAGGACAAACTTAATGGATACCGTAGTAAGAACATACGAAGTTACATACCCATCAGGACAAACAGTACGATGGAAAAACTATACCATAACAGACTGTCTTATTAAATTTAATGGACACAACTCGATGTACGATTATAAATTAAAAATTAGAGAGATAACAAAATGACTTGGAACTTTAGAATAATGCGCCGTTACCAAAAAGATTCTCCGGATTTGTTTTGGTATGAAATTGTAGAAGTTTATTATGGTGAAGACGGATTACCAATGATGTGGTGCGATGCACATACACCTATTGTCAGTGATTTAGATATAGAAATAGAAAGTGATCGTCATAAAAAGAATAGTATGAATTTAGAAACTTTTATTAAAGATCGCTTACTTGAAGAATTTACTCAGATGATGCGTGATAGTGACTCTAAAGGTCCTATCCTAGACGAACGTGATTTTGAAAAAGGTGGTGTGTATGCAGATCATCCAGATGCAGTAAAATTACAAAAAAGTATCGGTGAAGTTAATAATATGACTACCGAACAACTAAAACAATTAAGAGAAGATCTAGACGAAGGAGAAGAGGATAATGACTTTTAATGATATAACATTTAATGAAACATTAATTCCTAAAGGCATACAAGCCAAAGTACGCTTTGGTGGATATGATCTGTCAATTATACAGAATGAAGTAAGTTATGGCGGACGCCAAGGCTTATATGAGATTGCTGTCTTCAAAGGTGACGGACAAGTAGAAATGCCAGGCATCACTGAAGAAGGTGATACTGTGAAGGGTTTTTTGACTGAAAGTGATGTGGAATCAATTCTTAAAAAGATGTACACAGTTACAGGACAAGTTGAATATCTATAATAGGTTGACAAACATTACTTTTTGTAGTATATTAAACTTACACAATAAGGAGTAAACAAATGGATACTAATACACTAGTTGAACAATTCGCAAGAATGTCAATTGAAGAACGTAATAGTTTTGCAGAAACACTTACAGAAAAATGGCCACACCTTGCTACACAAATCAGTAACTTAATCGAAGTTTACGGTTTGATACACTCAAGCAAGGAAACTGTTTAATGTGGTATCTAGTTTATATATGGATAGAAGCAGGATTGGCCTTTAGTACAGTTGTTGACTTACCAGGAACTATGGACGAATGTTTTCGTATGAGGGATATGTTAAGTGAACAAGTAGGTAAAGGAAATGGAAACTTTAATCTGTCAACCCAAGCAATTTGTATACAAATAAACGAGATTGATCTATGATGTGGCTTGATTACACTGTAGAACAATTTGGTAAAAACTTTAGAATTGCAGGAGACTGGCCCGGAGAAGTAATGGGGTTTAGTAAAGAAGGTAAGCCTAAAGACCACTGGTTATACAAACCTGGGGATGTCTTTGTTGTTAATGAAGGCGGATGGTTAGTGAAACAACCGTCTCAAATAGAAAAGTTTGTAGTACACAAGCAAGAAGTTAATATAAGGAAAGAAAAAAGGTAATGGGATACTTAGAAATGTTAGGAGTTGCACTCGTTGTTAATAGTATACATGTTTTAATCTACGGAGAGCCGTGGATGATCACCATAAGTTAGACTTGTGGAAGGATGGCTGAGCGGCTTAAAGCACCGGTTTACTAAACCGACGAAGGGGTAACTCTTCCCTGGGTTCGAATCCCAGTCCTTCCGCCACTAAATAACATTATGAAACACTTATTAAAAACTTTAGGATTAACCATCGGAGCAATATTGCTTTCCGGTGCAATGTTCACCCAATTAACTGCTCAGGAAACACAGGAAACACCAACTCCTCAACAACAACCTAATGCACAGGTAATGAAGTTACCTATTTTGGTTGATTGCGGACCTGCTGAGATTGTTGAAGCACTACTGAGAAAACACGGTGAAATACCGACAGCACAAGCATTAGTTACATGGGGTTTACCAAATGGGCAGTTTCTTAGAGGACCAATGGTTATTTGGGCAAACCCAAAAACCTTTTCAGTTTCGATTGTTATAATGCCTGCTCCAGATTTTGCATGTATTGTGATGCCAGGTGCAAACTTTGGTCCTGTGTCTAGCGAAGGCAAAGCAACATAAATGAAAGCACAATTACAAACCAACAAAGGCAAACTTACTATTGAAATACCTGTAATCAACAGATATAAAGTAGTAGCAAAGCCTGAAACAACTGACGCAGACTTTGTTCAGTTCTGGACTTGGATCAAATACAATACTGTTATTGATAGTAATTCAACACAGAAGGTTATTGGTTGTAATGCATCAATCCTCAACAAGATTAAATCTTCATGGGGTTCTAAGTTTTACTTCGACAAATAGTAACAAATCCTTACAATTGAGCAATTTCACTCATAAAACCTCTTGCTTTTTTTAAAAAGACTATATATAATTTAAACAATACTTTATTTGGAGTTTTATGCTGATGGCAAAAAGAAAACAACTTGTTAAAAGACCGAAGAGTGCATCCGTACCTGATTTTAAGGACAGTGCAGAGTGGGATGGTGCCTACTTTAGCAGATGCAAGGATCATGCATTTCAATATTATCGTTTAGAAAAGAAGAATAGCGATTTTAAAAGATATACATTAGATTGGGTAAAGACTAGTGACGAATGGAAAGACCAATATAACATTCTTACTAAAGCACCTGAGAATAGATTTAATAGTACATTAGGTTGCCTTTGTAATCTAACAAAACAAGGTATGCCAAATGTACATCAAAAGTATAATGAATACTGGGAAAGTCTTCCAGGTACAATGGGAACTCCAAAGCCTCATTCAGAATACATTAATAAATGGTTAAGTGAAATACTTAATATTGCACAAGACATTGTAGAAGAAAAAGAAGAAGAACAAAAGAAAGAAGATAAAGTACACAAACCTACTATACAAGAACGTATAAGAGATCAAGTTGCTATAATGGTAGGAGACTTTGAACAAGCATTAGATGATTTTACAGATAAAAAGATTAAAGATTTTAAGGCGATTAAACCCCTACAAAAGTTGCGTCAACTACAATGTAAACAACCACATGCTAGAAATATAACTGCATTTTACGAATTAGCAATTAGCGAATACAATGAATTATTAAATCCACCTGATACTTCTAAGTTTTCAGAACAAGAAAAAGATTATGCTAAACAACTAAAAGAAGCATATGCACACTACGACAAAAAAGATATTAAAAAACTATACGACTTTATGGTTTCTATTATTAGTGCATGTGATGCTATTATTGCAGAAAGTAAAGCAAATAGAAAGCCTAGAAAAATAAGCAGAAAGTCACCTGAAAAACTTACTGAAAAACTAAAATATAAAATTTCCGATGAGAAATACGCAATTTCAAGTATTCTTCCACACAAACTAATTGGAGCAACATGTCTTGTTGTGTTTAATAGCAAGAATAGAAAACTTGGAATATACTATACTAACATGGAAGATCCAACAGGAACTGGTAGAGAAGGAAGTGGATTGGCTCTTAAAGGTCAAACACTACAACGCTATAAAGAAAAAGAAAGCGTATGGTGGACTCTACGAAAACCTATGGAGCAATTACAAGAAGTCAAGAATCTCAATACACGTAAAAAGTTTGAAAACTGGATTGAGAAACTTACAACAACCCCTACTATGATGAATGGTAGAATAAACCCAGAAACAATACTGATAGGAGTATATTAATGAGTAACCTAATCCCAATGGTCGTTGAAAAAGAACAGAATGGCGAAAGAGCATATGACATCTTTTCAAGACTATTAAAAGAACGAATTGTTTTTCTAAACGGTCCAGTTCATGATGCAGTAGCACACACAGTTACAGCACAATTGATTTTATTGGAATCACAAAACCGTGATAAACCAATTAACTTTTATATTAATTCACCAGGGGGTGTAGTAAGCAGTGGTATGGCAATATATGATACTATGCAATACATCAAATCACCTGTGTGGACTTACGTAATGGGACAAGCATGTTCAATGGGTAGTCTACTTGCACAAGCAGGAGAGCCAGGTAAACGTTATATGTTACCACATGCTAGACACATGATACATCAACCAAGTGGTGGTGCTAGTGGACAAGCAACTGATATTCAAATTCATGCAGAAGAAATTATTAAGTTGAAAAAAGAACTTACACACATTTATGAAAAACATAATTCTAAAGGAAAAACATTTGATGAATTAAGTAATGACATGGAACGTGATAAGTTTATGACTGCACAAGAAGCACTTGATTATGGTCTAATTGATGAGATCTTCGAAAGAAGGGATTAAATATGAATATAGCAAACAAAGACCCTAGCAAAGGACACTTTGCAGTTAGTATTGTAAAAAGTATATTTAGATTTATAGCATCAGGCCTAATGGCAGTTGCAGGATATATTTTATGGACAGCAAATGAGTACACTGATATTTTTATTGCTGATTCAGGCTTTTTATTAATGCTCGGAGGAGCAGTATTATTTTTAGCAGAAGTGCTAGGAATAGTCGAGGAGATAGTTTAATGCCTGTGGCCACTTTTGGTGACAAACCCGAAGGGATTAGAGTTGAACAACTTGATTTAAAATCAGGCGAGTTTAACGGGGAATGGATCAAAGGTGGCCCACTACAAGATTTTAGTTCTGTAGGTATACTAGACAAAGCAACTGCAACTGTTTTAACTATAATGGACGGATTTGTTGTTGTTGATAAGATTAAAACTAATGCACTTATGGGCGATATACAAGTACAAGGTAACGCAGACTTTGTTGGTAATGTTCATGTAAAAGGTACACTAGAAGTTGACAGTCTTGTTACTAAAGAACTTATTGCTGATGAAAAAACAGAACGTCAGTTTATAGAATTCACACACAAAAACAAACGTAAATCAAATGTTGGCACAGGCTTCTTATGGAGTGGTGGCAAATATAGTAAACAATTCATTTACAAAAACAATCCAGATAGATTTTGGTCTACCGAACCTATAGACATACATAAAGATCGTTCGTTTATGATTGACGGCAATGATGTATTATCATTTGATACACTAGGCGGAACTGTTCGTAAAAGTAGTTTACAAGAAGTAGGCACTTTACGTAATTTAAATGTTGCAGGACGTCTAAGTGTTGCTGAAACATTGTTCTTTGATCCCAACTTAGATAGACTAGGTATTGGTACAGATAAACCTGCAGGCGATTTAGCAGTATATAACTTTGCTAATGACACTAATATTATTATTGATGCTGAGGATGGTGATGCTAAAATTGGAACATATAATAATAAAAATTTACGTATAATAACAGATGACCAAGCACGTATTAAAGTAAGTTTTAATGGTGATGTTACAATTGGTCAAGAAGGCAATACTAGCAGTACACATCGTGTTTACGGTAAACTAGGCATTGGTGTAAAAAATCCTTCAGAGGATTTAGAAGTTGCAGGTAACATACGTTTTCAAAATCGTTTGTTTATGGTTGCGGACAAGCCGCCAACTAACGGACACTGGAACAAAGGTGACACAGTGTGGAATGAAAATCCAAAAAATACTGCTCCCATTGGTTGGGTATGTACAGCCAGTGGTACACCGGGTAACTGGTCACCATGGGGATTTATCGGAACATAATACTGCCATATTAATAATTTTATTAGAAAAGATAAATATTGATATGAGCAATAATAAGACAATAATTTTTAAAAATTTTCAAAACGAGCCTGATAAGATCAAACGTGATGTACGATGGTGGGACTTGTACGCTAAGGTATCGCCTATCTTATATATTATAATCGGAATAGTATTATGGTACTTTGGATCAATCGATTGGCAAATTATTGCCGGCATTGGTGCAGGTGTATTTGCTATGACGGCTGTTACATGGTGGTTTTGGACAGTACATACTATTGGCACTATTGCAGACAGAACAGCAAAAGCAGAATTAAATGTTCAAACCGTATTATCCGAAATACGTGATATTAAAAACTTAGTCAAAGACATTCGCGGCAAGTAAATACACTTATGAAGTATGTTACCGTTATAGGCAACGGGGAAAGCCGTAAGAATTTTGACCTGTATACATTGGAATGGTTAGGAAGTACTATTGGAACTAATGCTGTTCATAGAGACTTTCATCCAGATCAATTAGTTTGCTGTGACAGACGTATGGTACAAGAAGCAGTAAACAATTCATACGAAAATCCTGTACACACTAGAAGCGATTGGTACAAGCAATTTAGTTTTTGGCGTAATGTATTGTGCTTACCAGAACTTCCATACCAAGGCGAAAAGCGACAAGACGATCCGTGGCATTGGGGAAGTGGAGGACATGCATTAAACTTGGCATGTACTATTCAACCTGAGTATGTAGTGATGCTAGGATTTGATTTATGGGGTAATAATAACACATTTAATAACGTCTATAAAAGCACAGATAATTATAACAATCAAGATAAGCCTGCTACTGATCCTAGTTATTGGATATATCAAACTGCTAAACTGTTTGAACACTATCCTAATATAAAGTTTTTACAAATACAGCCTGACGAATGGGAACCACCAGAACAATGGGATCATTTTGATAATTTTTTTATCGATAATTACGAAAATTTAAAAAAACTTATTGACAAAAACAAATAATCTGCTATAATAGTGCTATGTTTATAGAAAATTTTCACCAACAGGTAAATTGGCATATATACATACATCAAGGACTTGGCGTCAACCCTTCTAATTCTGCCGCCCATAAAATAATACAAGTAGGAGAAAATTATGGGAATACATTATAGTACAAAACATTACGGACACAACATTGGTTTATCAGCGGTGTTCAGACAACCTAACGCAGATCATTCACACTGCCATCTGTTACATGGTTATAGTCTAGCATTTACATTTACATTTGGTTGCAAAGAACTAGACAATAAAAATTGGGCAGTAGACTTTGGTGGACTAAAACAAATCAAAGCATGGCTTGAAGATAACTTTGATCATAAAGTAGCAGTTGACAAACGAGATCCGCACATGGATGTAATGGAACAACTTGAAGCACTTGACCTTGCAGAGATTAGAGTCTTTGATGGTGTTGGTGCAGAGAAGTTTGCTGAACATGCCTTTAACTTTGCAGACAAACTGATTAGAGAACAAAGCAACAATCGTTGTTATGTTGTAAGAGTTGAGTGTGCAGAACACGGTGCTAATTCAGCAATTTATGAGGCTCGAAGATCTATACTCGAGGCATAATATGAGATATACACATTGGAGAGTCGGAGGCAAAATAGTTAAAGAAGATGAAAACTATATTGTAAAAGACAATACAGAACTTAATAATTTAGTTGTATCAAGTACTAGACTAAACAGAAGAAAAAGCACTAGAGGACATAAACACGACGGACAAGAAGAAGTGTATATGTTTATTGAAGGTGTTGGTAAAATGGAACTTGATGATGAAACAATTAAAGTACAACCAGGTGATACAGTATTAATCAAAGACGGTGTATTCCATCGTGTACATGCAGGTATGCATGATGATTTATATTTTATTTGTGTGTTCGATGGAGGGAGAAACCATTGAGAATTATAGCAGGACCATGTCAACATGAAACACTAGAACAGAGTTTAAGAATTGCTGTAGAGTGTAGTCGTGTTTGTAGAAAATATGGTATTGAATATATTTTTAAAGCAAGTTTTGATAAAGCAAATCGTTCTAATCTAAAGGGTATTCGAGGCTTAGGTCTTAAAACAACTATGGATGACTTTGCAATTATTAAAGACAAAGTAAAAAATCCTTTTAAGATAGTTACTGATGTACACAACATAAATGAAATTCTTAAAATAGGTGCATACTATAATGACATTGTAGATGTATTACAAATCCCTGCATTCTTGTGTAGACAAACTGACCTAGTACAGGCGGCATGTAAAACAGGAAAGATTGTAAATATTAAAAAGGGACAATTTCTAGCACCTTGGGACGTTGATAATATACTTTCAAAAACAGAAGGTGCAAAAGAAGTTTGGATAACTGAAAGGGGAACTAGTTTTGGATATAACACTCTTGTGGTGGATTATACTGGTCTTGACTATATGCTCAACAATATTGATGCTGATGTCGTGTTTGATGTTACGCACTCTGTCCAAAAACCCGGAGGACACGGGACTAGTAGCGGCGGCAATCGTGATTATGTGCCTGGGTTGGCTCGTGCTGGGAGTGCTCTTGGGGTCAGAAATTTCTTTTTAGAAGTTCATCATGATCCAGACAATGCACCTAGTGATGGTCCAAACGCATTACATTTAAAAGACTTTGAAAAGGTAGTAGATGAAATCCACCGCTATTCTTATACCGGCTAGATACGGTAGCACACGCTTTCCTGGTAAACCACTTGCTATGCTTAATGGTGTTCCTATGATAAAGCGAGTGTATGACGCTTGTACAGCGTCTAAGATACCAACATACGTGCTTACTGATCATCAAGACATTTATAATGTTATTGGTCCAAATTGTATTATGGACAATGATGATTATGAAAATGGTACTGAACGAATTGCAGGTGCAGTTAAGAAAAGTGCATTACTAGACGAGTATGATCAGTTTGTAAATGTACAAGGTGATATGCCTGATGTAACATTACAAATGATAGAGCGATGCATATGGCATTTGCAACATTATCAAATAACTACGTTGTGGACAGACATGCCCAAAGAAATGCAAGACGATCCTAATAGTGTTAAGATGATTCGATCAGGCGATAAAGCATTATGGTTTGGTAGAGGTATTACAGGATACGGACATTGGCATTTAGGTATATACGGATACTCACGCAACGTATTAGAATTTTATAATACTTACGAAATTGAACAAGAAGAACAAGTTGAGAAGTTAGAGCAATTACGCTGGCTTAAAGCAGGTTGGGATATAGGATGCCTACATGCTGATTTTAATGGAGTAGAAATAAACACTCCCGAGGACATTGATAGATGGCAAAACTAGACAAATCACAATACACAAAAGAACAGTGGAAAATTATTCGTGAAAAGCGTCGAAAAGAAAAGCAAGATAAATTAGAAGCCAAGTTACGCATTGCTAGTGAAGAACAAAAAACAAAAGATTGGCAAGAACTTTATGGAGAACGTGCACCTGATAAATTACATAAACAAAATTATGTATTATGTTTAAAACACGGTAACAAATATTCTAGTCAATATGTAAATGTATTGTACAGTATGGTAAAACGTAACCTAACTATTCCTTTTAAGTTTGTTTGTCTTACAGATGATCCTAGAGGCTTAGATAAAGACATTCAATGTTTAGAGTTACCAAAAGAACTTTCAGGTTGGTGGTGTAAACCATATATGTATAGTGCAAATTTACCTCTAGCACAAGATAGTACAATTTTATATATGGATCTTGATGTAGTTATTAGTGGTAACCTAAATAAATTGTTTGAATACGAAACAGATGATTGGTGTGTTATCAGAGATTTTACAAGAGCAATGCAACCTAAATGGGAAAAGTATAATAGTTCTGTAATTAGATTTAAGTTAGGTCAACTCAATCATGTATGGACAGACTTTATTAAAGATCCAAAAGCAATTATCCAAAAACACTTTGGAGATCAAGACTGGTTATGGACAGCGGCAAAAGGTACAGCCAAAACTTGGCCTGATGAATGGATACAAAGTTGGAAATGGGAAATACGTAAAGATAGATCTTTACAAAGCGGTGCAAAAGGTAATAGAAAATTTAGTAAAGTAGAAGATGTAGTACCACCTAGTCAATGTTGTATTTGTGTCTTTCACGGTGACCCAAATCCTCATATGTGTGAAGATCCGTGGGTAAGGAATAATTGGACATGACAGTTGTAAACAGATTTATTTTTGATGTAGACGGAACACTTACTCCTAGTAGAGGGAAGATTGATCCTGAGTTTGAAAAGTTCTTTTTTCATTTTTGTAAAACTAATTATGTATACCTTGTTACAGGTAGTGATAGACCTAAAACAGTTGAACAAATAGGCGATAGACTGTACGGCATGGCTGAACTTGTATATAATTGCAGTGGCTGTGATATATACAAAGGCGAAAAAAATATTCATACAAGTTCTTGGATATTACCTAAAGATACACGACATTGGTTAGAGTCTAAACTAGAGGAAAGTACATTTCCATTACGTACAGGTAACCATATTGAAGAACGACCAGGCATGGTTAACTTTAGTATTGTAGGACGTCATGCTACATTAGGCGAAAGAAAACTATATGTAGAATATGATACAAAGCACGATGAACGAAATACTATTGCAACGGCGTTCAATAATTATTTTCCAAGATTAAAAGCAGTAGTAGGTGGCGAAACTGGAATGGATATTTTCCCAAACGGTTTTGATAAAAGCCAAATTATAAAAGATTTTGATCCTGTTAATGATATATTACATTTCTTTGGTGATGCAATGCACAAAGAAGGAAATGACTATCCTTTGAAAAAAGTAATCATTGACAAGGACCTTGGTCACTGCTATAATGTAAAGAACTACAAAGAAACTTGGAAGATACTAAAAGATGAATTCGACTGGAACTGTTAGACGTTTAGGCTTTGCATGTAAGTACATGCATCCAGATCAAACACAAAAGAAAAAACTACTAGAAGAAATTCAGCGGCCACTAAATACTCGTAGTACAACAGTTCAGTGGCTTAATAGACAAACTAAAGATGTTGCTGAAGAACGCTTGTGGGATATCATGGTACACAATATTGAAGCGTACCACAATCTTATCAAGTATGTAGGAGGATTGCCAGATGAACTTAGAATGGTCAGATTGGGTAGTGATGTACTTCCTGTTTATACCCAGCACGATTGGAGTTATTATTGGCGTAAGCCTGACGTGGTGGAATATGCGTCGAGAGAATTTGCGAAAGTCGGAGAAACAGCAAGAGCCCTCGATGTTAGACTCTCAATGCACCCAGGCCAATTTACAGTCCTTGCTTCAGATAATCCGGAAATAGTAGATAGGAGCGTAGAAGAATTTGAATATCACACCGATGTCATACGCTGGATGGGATACGGCAAGACCTTCCAGGACTTCAAATGCAATGTCCATATATCAGGCAGACAAGGTCCAGCCGGTATCAAACACGCAGTTAACACAAGATTATCTCAAGAAGCGAGAAACTGCATTACGATTGAGAACGATGAAAACAAATGGGGTATCATGGACAGTCTCGAGTTGGTCGACACCTGTGCCCTCGTACTGGACATACACCACCACTGGTGTCGTGAAGGTGAATATATGCGTCCCACTGACGATAGATTTGCTCGTGTAATTGATTCGTGGCGTGGTGTGCGTCCTGTGATACATTATTCATACAGCAGAGATGAAGCACTGCCAGAAGGGTTTGCACACGATACTATGCCTAACATGCCTGCACTATTAGAAGCAGGATACAAGAAAGGCAAACTAAGAGCCCACAGTGACTACTATCCTAACAATGCTGTTAATGACTGGGCATTATCATTTTTACCATATGCAGATATTATGTGTGAAAGCAAAGCAAAAAATCTAGCAAGTATTAATTTGCATAAATATTGTTATGAGCGAGGACGAGATTTTATTCGAGAGCAGTCCAATCCGGAAAGTACTCGAGCAAGAACCTCTAAAGTTTATACCACATAACGACAAGTTAGCATCAGAGATGAACACTTGGAGAAACAAGTATAAATTATGGGACTTGTATAAAAAAGAACAATAAATAGTTGTATGAAATTACAAGAGATATCAGATAAACGTTGCTTTAGAACGAAGGCCACTGAGTGCCAGTGCAACCACTTATCAGCACTAACTGAATCACAATCACATGTTACAGCCATGTGCGAACTAGAACAAAGTGAAACAGTAAAAGGTACTATTCTATTAAGACAAATGAACGAAGGTGAAGGCACTGTAATTGTAGGACGTATTACAGGACTTGAGCCGGGCAAACATGGATTTCATATACACGAATTTGGTGATTTGACAAATGGCTGTGAAACTGCTGGTGGCCACTACAATCCGGATAATGTAGATCACGGCGGATTACAGAACGGTCACGTTGGCGATTTAGAAAATGTTACAGCGAACACAGACGGCATAGCCGACTTCACCATCATTGCAGAACGTATTGACCTTATAGGCAAACGAAGTGTAGTGGGTCGTAGTATTGTAGTTCATTCAGATGAGGACGATCTTGGCAAAGGCGGAGATGAAGAATCACTCAAAACCGGAAACGCAGGTGAAAGACTAGCCTGCGGGGTAATTATATTAACAGACAAATAGGAGAATAAGATGTTTGGATGGTTAACACGACTATTTTCATCAGAAGAAACTCTTGTACTTACAAAAGAAATGGAAGTAAAAGAGAAGAAACCTAAGAAGAAAACAGTTACAAAGAAAAAAGCGCCTGCTAAAAAACCAGCGGCCAAGAAAAAAGCGCCTGCTAAAAAACCAGCGGCCAAGAAAACAGTTGCAAAGAAAAAAGCAACAAAGAAATAAAGGGGAAACAAATGAAAAATTGGATTAAAGCAAGACTTGAAGAGCGTACATCACTAGATGGAGCGGCTCTTATTGCAATCGGAGTTATTGTTCTTATTGCAGGACCTTTTGCAAAACTAGCGGCATATGCGGCTATTGCATATGGTGCATGGACTATTTGGAAAAAAGAAGACTAATGCAAGTCGAATCAAATGCCTTTGAAAAAACTTTAGACAATGTACAAGAAGATCCTGTACTACGTAATGAAGTACGTTCATCAGTAATTGATGCTCTAAAAGGGATATTTGATCCTGAAATTTCTATAAACATATACGACCTAGGGTTGATATATGATCTTAAAATCACAGCAGACGGTACATTACATGTATTAATGACATTCACTAGTGCATGGTGTCCGTTTGCTGATGAACTTCTTAAACAAGTGAAAAAACTTACACTTGAAGCACATGATAAAATTAATAATGTTGAAGTAGTTACTACTATGCTTCCGCAATGGAGCAAAGATAACGTTGCAGAAGAATGGCAACTTGCTTTAGACTTTTAAATTTTACTAATATCTAAACTACTACCAGCAGGCATATTCCACACAAGACGTTTTTGAACGCCTTTCTTTTGTGCAAATCTCTTAGGATCACAGTTTTCACATACATGGAAGTAATTGTCGCTTAAACGTTTAGGGTCTACTTTACCTTTTTCACGTTTAAATTCTTTTTCACACTCATCGCAAACAAATACTGCTATTTGTTTCATGCGTTTATAAGGGTGAAACTTACCCTTTTTACTCTTACGATAGTAATGTGTAATGCTGTTTTCGACTCTAATAAACATTTCAGTTGTATTTACTCGTTTACATTCGGATTATAAAATTTTAACATAAATATTGACATGAGCATCGTAAATGTAACAGATTCAGCAAAAGAACACATGGAAAGCGTAATTGCCAAGGAAGGCACAAAGTACGTTAAATTAAGCGTTAAGGGCGGCGGATGTGCTGGTTTTACGTATGAATGGCATGCTGTTAACGAAGTAAACAAAGACGATGAAGTAATAGAATTAAGCAATGGTAGTTTTGCCATTGATGGAGCAGGTCTAATGTTTGTAGCAGGTACAACAGTAGACTTTAAGAAAGAAGTTTTTGGTTCTTATATGAATATTAGCAATCCTAACGCAACAAGCAGTTGCGGATGTGGGGAAAGTTTCGGAGTTTAAAATATGGCACGTAAAGAAGTAAACATTGGTACTACGGGTAATGACGCTACCGGTGATAGTATTAGAGTAGGTTTTGATAAAGTTAATAACAACTTTGTTGAAATTTATGCGGCACTAGGACTAGGTGGTGGTTTAAACTTTCAAAACTTAGATAATACTCCTTCAGCAATTACAGCAAACAAAATTTTAGCAACTAATACAACTGGTGATGCAGTAGTAGAAAAACTATTAGAAGGTGAAGGCCTTACTATTGACAATGCTACTGATCCTACAAAAATTATTATTAGAAATACAGGTACAGAAGTTGTACGTGATACAAGTCCGGAACTTGGTGGTAACTTAGATGCTAACAACTTTTTAATTGAAAACTTAGGTACTCCGTTAAAAACAGGAGATGCCGCAACTAAAGATTATGTTGATACTAACTTTTTAGCAGGTGGCGGTGATACTGCTACTGGACAAATTCTTTTAAGAAATGGTAGTGACCCAAGAGTTCCTACACTAGCAGATGAAGCAGTAAACAAAAAGTATACAGATTCAAAAGTTGCTCTAGCAGGTGACACAATGACTGGTCCACTATTATTAAGTGAGACACCATCATTTGCAGATCCATCATTACAAGCGGCGACAAAAGGTTATGTAGATAAAAATAGTTTTACAAGTACAAACAATATTTTTGTAAGTAAGTCAGGTAGAACAGAAGCACAGATGAAAGCGGCAGGTGCTGATGAAAATCAAATTGGTCGTGCTCAATCATATGCATTTAACTCTGTACGTGAAGCATGTTTTTATGCAGAACGTATTATAAAAGGTGATATAGTTCTTAAAGATCAAGGACTATTTACAGGAGATGTTTATTGGAAAGTTCCTTCTAAGAAACCTGGACCATACACAGTTAATCTAGCGGCAGACGGTACTGAAGATTTAACAAACGTACTGGCTAATAAATTACTTGTTGACAACAGAAGATTTATTCAAGAAGAAACTCTTGCATTTATTGAAAACGAAATCAACGATGGCGACAACACAGATGATTTTGCAGATACATTTACATTTAATAGAGACAAGTGTTTTAGAGACTTAGGATTAATTATTGATGCTGTAAGTTTTGATTTAACTTATGTAGGTAATTCAAAAACTGTTGATGCGGCATTAAGTTATTGGGATGGTGCTACATCAAGAGTTGCAGGACAACAAAGTGAAACAGTAGCGGCAATTAACTTTGCTAAAAATTTAATTACAACAAATGTTTTAACAAACACTGCATATGTTGCTCCAAGCAATACTAGAAATCCTTATGCACATGATTTAATTACACAAAACTTAGATTTTGTTGCTGAAGAAACTATTGCATATATTAATGATCAAATTACAAACAATGTAGGTATTTGGACAGGCTTTACATACAATGAATCTAAATGTAGACGTGATACAAAATTAATTTTAGAAGGCGTTGCATTTGATTTAAAATTTGGTGGTAACACTAAATCAAGAGATAACGCACAAAACTATTGGGACGGTGCAACAAGTCAAGTTGCTGGGCAACAAGCACAAACTGTTGATGCACTAGACTTTGCTAAAGACCTAGTAAGAAACTTTGTTTTACAAAACTTGTCATATACAAGTAGTAAACAATCAACATATACACAATACACAAGTTCAAACAACGGTGAAGGTGCGGCAAGTACAAAAGTAAACAACTTAATGAACAGTATTACAACTGTTATTAATTCAGGACTTGGATCATTACCAACATTTGAAGGTACATTTAGTAATCAAAGTGGATTTGAACAATTTATTGATGCGGCAATTATTGCAGAATCAGGAGCGTCTACTACTATTGGTACATTGATGGACATTATTACCAATGTGATTACAAACGGTACAGGTGTTGCTCCAACAAAAACAGGCGGTGAAGGTAGAGAAACAAATATTCCATTACCTGAAATTACAATTTTTGTTGAGTCAGGACTTTACGAAGAATACTTTCCAATTGTATTGCCAGAAAATGTTTCACTTAAAGGTGATGAGTTTAGACGTACAATTATACAACCATTAGTTGGCGTTAGACCTCCTTCACGTGCAATCGACTTAACATATGAAAAAGGTGACTTATTAAGATATAACGGAACAGCACTTCCAAAAGAATCAAGATTTAGAAATCACTATGACTCACAGTATTCACGTGCAGATACATTTAGTGGTTCAGTTAACCAAATTGGTAGTAATCAAATTACAATCAAAGATGTTGCTTATCCTCCAGTTAACGGTTTATACTTTGTTAGTAACTCTGTAACATATTACGTTAAAGATTGGGCAAGTGATCCAGATGCTGTTGGAGATACTAGTAGATGGAGAGGTAATATTTACTCTGACATCAATACAACAACGGCTACAACACTTGGTGCAACAATTAATAACAATACAGTAATTGAACTTAAGAAACTAAACCAACATATGGATTTGTTCTTAATGAACAATGCTACAATACTACGTAATTTAAGTTTACGTAGACATCAAGGTTTTATTAACGTACTTGATCCAGAAGGACAAATTTTAACTAAATCACCTTATGTACAAACAGTTTCAAGTTTCTCAGGACAAGGTGGTGGTGGTCAATATGTTGACGGTAATGCTGGTGTACAATATGGTACAGTAGTTGATAACCCTGCAAGTGGATCTACTATTACACTACAAGGTTTAACAAGAGAAATACAATTACCAACAACATTCTTATACCAAGATTCAAGAAACTTTGTAACTGGTGTAAGTGACTTTGAAAAATTTACACATAGAGTAGTTGGAGCAACAGCACCAGTTGATGACGGACTAGGTGCAGGTACATTTAAACAAACTCTTACACTTGCAAGTACAACAACAATTATAGCAAGAACAACATCTAACTCAACAGGTAACATTCCACAAACAACTGAAATTAGATTAGAAACTGCTGGTAACAAGTCCATGACTTGTAATGACTATACACAAATCAACTCAGACGGATTTGGATTAATTGCAACTAACGCAGGACTAATTGAAGCAGTATCTGTATTCACTTATTATTGTGATACATCTTATTGGGCAAGAAACGGTGGACAAATTAGATCACTTAACGGTTCAAGTTGTTATGGACGTATTGGTTTAAAAGCAGAAGGTAGTGATCCAAACGAAAACTTACAAAGTGGTGTAACATTCTTTAGACATGTTAACGCACAAGCAACTGGTTCACCAGATCCAGATTATACACAGATTGTTAAAGCAGATACAGTAGGCGGTACTGTTAACAAATCAGGTAATACAGAAATAAAAATTAAAGACTTTGATTATTTGCCTTTTGAAGATTCAAGGATTGAATTAACAGCATACTCAACAAACAGTGACACAACAGAATATGTAGTAAATGAAATCACAGGTGCTAGATTTGAAATTGCTAGTATTAACGTAGGTAGTGCAACTAAAATTACAACAAGTTCTGCACACGGATTTAGACATGGATCAGTTGTAGTAATTGAAGGACTTGACGGAAACGGTTTTACTACAATAGACGGAGCATACTATATTGATGTTACTAGTGGTAATGGAACTACAGAATTCTTTATGTACACAAACTCAAGTTTAAGTACAGGATTTGATGCAACATCAGTAATAGACGGAACATACAGTGGATCAGGCGCTGATGCAATATTTGGTGGTAAAGCAACACTATCATTAGGATCAGCACTAAACATTGGAACAGGAACACAGATTCCAAATGATGCTAACATTACACTTACAATTGGTAAAAAAGTTCTACTAACAGGTATTACAGATGCTCCAAGAGTTTTACCAAGTAGTGCATTAAAATTTGCTGGTGTAGGTATTGACGCACAAGTATTTAGAATTCTAAACGTAGAAAGATTTGACGTACAAGAACCAACTGGTACAGTTTCTAATGTACAAGAACATTTATTAGATTTACGTGTTCCACCAAACTTATCAAGTGGTACAACGTCAATTGTTACAACACGTATTTCTACTATGAGAGCAACAGGACACGACTTCCTAAACATTGGTTGGGGTAACTATATTGACAGTAACTATCCAAACAACGTTTATGGATCACCTGAAGGTAAACCAGACTTTAGTGCAGACCAAGCAAACGAAGCAGTTGAAGTTGGATCAGGTAGAACATTCTATGCAAGTACAGACCAAGATGGTAACTTTAGAGTTGGACAGTTCTTCCGTGTTAACCAAGGCGATGGTTCAGTTGAACTTAATGCAAACATTGGTTTAACAAACGTTGACAGTTTAAAATTTACAAAAGGTACATCAATTGACGAGTTTTCAACTGATAGAAAAATGCAAGGACAGTCAGATGATGCTGTACCAACAGAATCAACTTTAGTCAAATATATTAACAGTAGTATTATTGGACAGCACGAAGACGGAAGTGATTTTCCAGAGCCAAGTACAACAGGTTCACAGGCGGCTGGTGGTACATTTGGATTATTAAATAGAGCAGGCTACAACGGCACTAACCTTGCTTGGAACAGAATGAATGGCGAACTTAATCTAAACGCTAACAAAATTACAAACATTTTCCAAGGAACAAACAACACTGATGCAATTAACAAATTATATGCAGACAGTGTATTCAAAGGTGACTTTACAGACAGTGTTAGAACTGATGTAACAGCATTTGTAATGTTAAATGATAGTACTGTTGACAGTGGATCAATTGACATGAACGGTAATAGAATTAAATCGTTACGTGATCCAGTTGATGGAAGTGATGCAGTTACAAAACAATATGTAGATACACAAAACAGTATTGGTGGATTAGAAGGTACAACTATTACAGGAAATCCTGCTAACACAGATTTATTAATGTTTACAGGAACAAACACTGTAGACGGTTTAGGTAATCCAATTGTTGGTATGGTTAATACTGCACTTGATACTACAACTGATGCAGTTAGTGGTTCAAGAACATTTGGTGAACCAACAGGCACAGGTAGTGACATTAGATTTATAAGAGCAGGTAATTCAATACAAGTTGGTTTAGCAACAGGTTCTATTAAAGATCCTGATGTTAGTGAAATTGCTGGAATACAACAATCTAAATTAAGCATGGAACTTGCAACTGCAAGAGCAAGTGCTAACGCAGGTGGTAAAGCAATTAGTGGTGTTACTTTAAGTAACCCAATTAGAATTACTACTTCATCTGCACACGATCTTGTTAATGGAGACTTAATTGGTATTAACAATATTGCAGGTACAATTGAACTTAACACAAACTTTTATTATATTAGTAAAGTTGATAATACAAACTTTACAATTTACACTGACCAAGCACTAACAGGTGCAGTAAACGGAACAGTTGGATTTACACCTTATATCAGCGGTGGCTTTGTTACAAACTCACGTATGATACAACAATCAAGTGGACTTGCGGCGTTTGATGATTCACAATTTACAATTGACACAGGTTGGGTTACTTTAAAAACTTCAACAGGTCTAACAGACGGTGTTCCATTAAGCAAAATTGTACACCAAGCGGCATCAAGTATTTTAGGTGTACCTGCAGGCGGAGGTGCGGCGTCGGCAGTTAGTCCACTTACACCTGCACAGGTAAGAACTATTGCTAATGTTGAAGATGGTGCAGATGTAACAGATTATGCAAACGTAAAAACTGCTGGTGCTTTAATGAAAGACGGCACAGTAAGTATGAACGATGCTACTACTTTACGTGTTGTTAATTTAGAACCTAAAGTAGATAACACAACTGATTTAGGATCTAGTACAAAATTTTGGAATGATATTTACGGTACAACATTACATGCAGAAGTCATTAAGAAAAAAGATACAGCCACAAACTTTACAATTCAAAATAATGCAGGAGCAACAGCACTTACAATAGCAGAAGTTGTTGCTAACTCATCATTTGCAGGTAGTGCGGCTAAACTTACAACAGCAAGAGCAATATCAGTATCAGGCGCAGTAACAGGTACAGTTGACTTTGATGGTAGCGGTGCCGCAGATATTAGTACATCAGTTAATCACAATCACGATGCAGACTATGTAGATATTGATGGTGATACAATGACAGGCACATTGATTGGTCGTGCTATTAGACCAAGTGCAAATAATACATATGATCTTGGAACATCAGGTAACAAATATGCTAATGTATATGCAACTTTATTCCAAGGTACTGCAACAAGTGCTAGATTTGCTGACTTGGCAGAGAATTATTTAGGTGATAATACTTATGAGCCAGGCACAGTTATTATGTTTGGCGGTGAAAATGAAGTTACCAAAGCAAACGAAATGATGACTACTAAAGTTGCAGGAGTAGTTTCAACTAATCCAGCACACTTAATGAATGCAGACCTAGCAGGAGACTTTGTTGTTACTGTAGCATTAACAGGTCGTGTACCATGTAAAGTAGTAGGTAATATTACAAAAGGTGATATGATTGTAACAAGTGATGTTCCAGGAGTTGGAGTTGCAACGGACAATCCAAAATTAGGGAGTGTTATCGGTAAAGCACTGCAAGATTATAATTCAACAGATATTGGAACCATCGAAGTTGTGGTTGGAAGACTGTAAATAAAGGTGTAGGAAACTATTATGGCAATACAAACAATTAATATAGGTACTAATCCAAATGATGGTACAGGTGACGATCTAAGAACAGCGTTTGATAAAGTTAACGATAACTTTACAGAATTACTTGCTGTTGGAGGAGAAACTAATACTGCTTCAAACCTAGGTATAGGTGAAGGTGTATTTAAAGTAAAAACTGCACAGAATTTAGAATTTAAATCATTAAGAAACAGTGATGGTACTATTGCACTTACATCTGATGGTAACAGCGTATACATAAACACAACAAATTTAGCAGACAACGACTTTGGAGCAATTCAAGTAGATAATGGCGATACACTAACTGCTAGTTCATCAGGACAACTAGTTGGAATAAAAGGTGGTAATGCAAATATTGTTGTTACTAAAAGCGGAAATGATATTGTAATTACAGGAGCATTTGAAGTTGGGGATGATGCTACTCCACAACTTGGCGGCGACCTTAGTATCTTAGGTAATAGTATTATTGGTGGATCCGGTAGTACAATTACATCTATTGGTTCAATTGATTCAGACTCAATGACTACTGATAACTTAACCGTAAACACTAATGCTGTAATTACAGGAACATCACAGTTTGGTGGATTAATTACTGCTAACGGTGGACTTACATTAGGTTCAGGACAAACGATTTTAGGAAATATTAACGGCGGAATTCAAGGACAACTTACAGGAACACTTGATACAAATGCACAAACAATAAGTGGCGATGGTAAAATTATTATTGATACTGCTGATATTAGTGTACAAGGACAGTTAGGTAGTGAGTTTGGTTTAGCATATAGAACTAAACCTAGTCCATTAACAGTACAAACAAGTGTTGATTTACCTGTAGATTTAATTACAGTAACAAGTTTCCGTGACATTGCATTAAATGCTCTTAACGTAGAAACAGTAGTTAACAAAGCATTGTCCGGTGGACAAACATATACAACTGGTGCTGGTTCAACAATATCATTTACAATTAATGACAGTGATAATAATGCATTAGGATTAGGTGCTGTTGGTGCAAGTATTGTAGATGCTACAGTTAATCAAGTTGCATTACTTCCGTTCGAAACAGGAAGACCACCAGCAAGTCAACCAGTTTACTTTACATTTAATTCAAGCGGTGTTGCTACACTTAATGATATTGAAATTAGTGAAACAGGAATTAAAACAAATGTTTCAAATAAAAATTTAACATTAGATGCTAACGGTACAGGTACTGTTGATTTCTATAACGCATACCAGTTTCCAAGAACAATTGGTAACGCAGGCGAAGTTTTAGTTGTACCAGTTTCAGGTACAGAATTAGCATGGGGTGCTGGCGGAGGTGGCGGAGGTGGTTCATCTACATTCGTTGGCTTAACAGACACACCGGCTTCATATGCAGGATCAGCCGCAGACGCAGGCAAATTTGTTAGAGTTGCATCAAGTGGAACAGCATTAGAATTTGTAACACTTGATGGTGATTTTACAGGTTCAGTATTTGGAGATGATAGTACATTACTAGTTGATGGTAACAATAATAAAATTGTTGGTAATATTGATACAGCAAGTTTAACAGTAAGTTCAACTAACGTTGCAATTGGTAATAGTGCAGGACTAACTGGACAAAATGGATTTGCAGTAGCAATTGGTACATCAGCGGGTCTTACAAATCAAGGATTAAAAGCAGTAGCAATTGGTGATTCGTCAGGAGCAACAACACAAAGCGACTACGCAATAGCAGTTGGTAATAATGCAGGTAATACTACACAAGGTAACAGTGCAATAGCAATTGGTCGACTAGCAGGTTCAACTAGTCAAGGTGCCAATACAGTAGCAATTGGATATACTGCTGGTAAAACAAGTCAAGGCGATGAAGCAATAGCAATTGGTGATGATGCAGGTGAAGTAGGACAAGGTACTGGTGCAGTAGCAATAGGTGACGAAGCAGGTCAAACAAACCAAGGGATACGCTCAATTGCAATTGGTATGCAGGCAGGTGAAACTACACAAGCAGACTATGCAGTTGCAATTGGATACGAAGCAGGTATGAATAATCAAGCCGCAAACTCAATTGTAATTAATGCTTCAGGCACTACTTTAGACAACACCACAGCAAATAGTTTAAGAATTAAACCAATTAGAAGTGCAGTTGGTACAACTATATTAATGTACGATGCTACATCAGGTGAGATTACACATACAGCAAGTCCTTCAATTACAGGCGACATAACAGGTAGTGTGTTTGGTGATGATAGTACATTACTAGTAGATGGAGTTGCTAACAAAGTATCATTAACTAATAATACTACTGATAATTTGCCAGAAGGTTCAACTAACCTTTACTTTACAGATTCAAAAGTAGATGCAAGAGTAACACAAAGTTTTGTAAACGCATTAGGTATTACAGCAACAAGCACAGTAGGAACAGTTGACGGCGACTTAACAGGTAGTGTATTTGCTGATGATTCTAGTTTAATTGTTGACGGTGTAAACAATGCTATTACTACAACAAAAGCAGATGTTGGTAGTTTAACTCTTGCAGGAACACAGATTTCAATACCTTCAGGTAACACTTTACAAATTACATCACAGGGTGCAGGACATATTCACTTAGATGGTGATGTAAGAATTGATGGAACACTATCACATATAAGCAATCAAGTTTTAAATATTGCAGGAACTGCTTCAGCACAAACAATTGATACAACTTCTACTAACACATTTGTTTCAACAGGTGATTGGACAGCAGTAGGTGCTGATCAGGCTTATGGAGACTTAGGTGCAGGTTCAGTTGATGGACAAATGAAAACAATCAAAGTTGTAAGCAGAGGACAATTTAGTGTAAACGGTGGCGCTACATTTGTTGACAGATATCTAATTGTTAACTTAACAATTAACGGGTCAGTTGGTACTTTAAACGTTTCACAAAACTCAGAATACGGCGCTGTAACACTAGTATGGTATAACTCAAGTTGGTGGATTGTAAGTCAGTTTGATAGTTAAGGTAAATACTGGTAAGAGGATATAAAATGGCTAAACCAGTATGGACAACTTCAGCAGGTAGTTTAGGAACGATTCAAGAAAGAACAACACAATCTTTCACCTTAGACGCTACTAATGCTACTACATTTTCTTTACAAAGCGGAACATTCCCTGGTGGATTGCGTCTTGAAAGTAATAGAATTATAGGTACACCTTTTGAGGTATCAGATACACAAACAAGTAAATTTGTAATACGTGCATCGAACACTGAAGGAAGTATAGATAGAACTTTTACAATAACAGTTGAAGGAGAAGATGCTCCGTTTTGGTTAACTCCAGAAGGAACATTGCCAATTGGTCCACAAGGCGAACAATTTATTTTAAATAGAAGTGTCGTAGATTTTCAGTTAAGTGCAGGTGACTCTGACTTAACAGCAGGAGAAACTTTAGAATATTACTTAGATGATTTATTTGGAGAACTTCCTCCAGGTTTAACATTATCTAAAGATGGTAAATTAAGTGGAATAATTGAAGCAGAACTTACTGTTGATTACAAAGCATCAAGTACTAATTACGATAGACAACAATACGATCAGTTTCCTTTTGATTATGGAGGAGGCGATGACGGTAGTGGTGCTCCAAAATACCTAAATAGATTTTATGAATTTTTTGTTACTGTTAGTGATGGCGTTACAAGAGCAAGAAGAAGATTTAGAATTTTTGTAGTTAACGAACAAAACTTTAGATCTGATACACTAGCAATTCAAGCAGACACAGAAACATTTATTTCAAGTGCTACATATTTGAGAACTCCTATATGGTTAACAACAGGTAACCTAGGAATAAAAAGAGCAAATAACTTTATTACTATACCACTTGAAGTATATGATCCTAATCAATTTAGTGGTGCTGTTACATACGAATTAATTAATAACGAAGATTCAAGTGCTAGTATTTTACCCCCGGGTATGACACTAGATGCAACTAATGGTGTGTTGTTTGGTAAGGTTCCATATCAACCTGCAGTAACAGAAACATACACATTTACAATACAAATTAAAAGACAAGACATTTACTCTACTGAATCAGTAATTCATTCACGTCAGTTTATATTGAAGATTCAAGGTGAAGTTGATAGCACAATTACATTTACAACACCAGAGTTAATTGGTACATTAAGTCCAAATCAAACAAGTACATTAAGAATAGATGCAACTACAATTTTATCTAATGCAGATGTAAGATATAGATTTCTAAGCGGAGTACTACCACCAGGAATTATTTTAAGTGGTGGCGGAGAACTAATTGGAAAAATTAGTCAGTTTGAATCTACGGCAGGTGCTGGTGATGGATTAACTACTGTTGATTTAACAAACTTTGGTTTAAACAGTTTTACATTAGACGGTGGAACTACTTCAATTGATAGAGAGTTTAGATTTACTGTACAGGCTAGAGATTATTATCAGCAAAGTGCTGTAGAAAAACAATTTAGAATTGCTGTAACAGCAGATACACTTACACAGTACAGTAATATATTTTTACAACCATTATTACCAAAACCTAAACGTCAGTATTATTATGACTTCATAACTAACAATACTATCTTTCCAGATAATATTTTATATAGACCTAATGATCCTGCTTTTGGTACACAAAATCAAATTAAGATGTTATTACAGTATGGTATTGAAACTTTAAAAGTTGAAGAATATGTTCCAGCACTAGTAAGAAACTTCCACAGAAAAACTTTTAAGTTTGGTGATGTTAAAATTGCAACAGCAAGAGATGACAATAATAATGTAATATATGAAATTCTTTATGTAGATATATTTGACGATGCTGAAAAGATAAACGGCAGTGTAGCAAGTAAAATAGACATCACTAAAAATAGTAAAGACTTAACAGTAGATACTAATCAGTATAAAGCAAGTACAAACATTATTACAATAGATCAACTAGTAAAACGGTTCTTATATCCAAATAGTGTTAGCAATATGCAAAAGCGCCTAAAGGAACTTTATCCTGATGGTGATAGTACTATTATAAATATCAACGAGAAATTCATTCCATTATGGATGAATAGTACGCAAACAACAACAGGAACTGCCCTAGGATACACTAAGGCTGTACCAATTGCCTACGCTAAACCCGGATACGGTGCAACTGTACTTGAAAATATACAAGATAGTGGCTTTGATTTTAAGACTATTAACTTTGAAGTTGATAGACTCACAATTGATAGTGTAGAAGGTGAAGCAGGCGATAAATACATTGTATTCCCAAAAAGGAAGGTAATTTAATATGGCAACAAGTAACGATATAAACACAGGTGGTATTGACGCTCTTTATCCTGTAGCAGGACAAGATAATGATTCGCAAGGGTTTAGAGATAATTTTAGCAATATCAAAACTGCAATAGACAGTGCGAAAAGTGCAATTAGTACTATCGAAGGTACTGCACCAAGTAAACAAGCAGATAACGATTTTAACGATAACACTATTTCAAAAGTAATTTTACAAGATAGTGGATTAGCGGCACCAAGTGCTGAAACACTTGCAGGTGAAACTAATGTAGATTTTACAGCAGGACATTATCGTAGATTAATTTGTACTACTGAAAAGCCAAGTACAAACACTGTAGTTGTACAAAATTGGGGACCTGCTAATGCACTAAGCCATATGACATTAGAAGTAAGATCCAACAACACAAGTCAAAAGTTTTTAAACTTTAGTACACCTTCAGGAAACATTTTAACCGACTCAACTAACTTAAACTTGTCAAGCGACTTTGATATGACAGATGGAAATAATACTACAAAACATATTTTTGAATTGTGGTCACCAGATCAAGGTGCTAATATCTTTATCTACTACAAAGGCAAGTTTGAATAATAATGTTTAATCCGTTAGCAAAAGATCCCAACTCTTTATCGGATGATGAACTACAAGAAACCATTTCAGGTTTACAAAAAAAATATTTAATTGCATCTAGAATACCGAACCAGTCTGTGTTATTTCAGTTACAAAATTCACTAACTATGTATAGTGAAGAACAACGTAAAAGAAGCAACGACAAGTTGCGTGAACAACAAACACAAAGCAAAGACGACGGTAAGGATCTAGGTGAATTAATTAATGTACAGTAAAGACCAAGACGAAACACTAAACTTTTTTAGTTGGAAAGGACATTTTGATGCTACGGTTGTAGTTGACGATGTTGTATATCCTAATAGATATAACTTAGAAATAAGTTTTATACCTAAATCTAAAGAAATATCACAGCAAAATATTGGATTTGATAAAATCAAATATCTTATTGAACGTCTTTGTGAAAACTCAGTAGTATTTTCTCCAACAAATAAAACAGAATCAATATGGTTTAAAATGCCAGTTAATAAAATATTATTACCTGGAGCACCATATGATCAACTACTTGCTGTAACATTATACCAAAAAATTGAATCAATTGCAGGAAAATATTTCTATTTTGGCAACATAACGGTTGACAGCAAACTAGGAGATAGTGTAAAATATACTATAGACAGCAACAGTTATGAAAACAAACATTTACAAGTTACAGATTGGATTGATGATAAAATTGTTCCGTGGTGGTTTAGAGATGACACTGCAACATTTGATCAACGCATTGATGCAAAAACAATTTGGACAGGTGCCGCAAGTTGGAAAGATTTAGGATATGAACTCGCAGAAAAGAAAAACAGTTTCAAACCAACAGTCATCGACGGTGGCCGAGACAACTAGTATTGGTCAATCATCTGTTAGCGAAAGTAACATTGTTGAACTAATTTATCAAAACAAATTTGATAACATTAAACATTGTATTATTCCAGAAGAACTAGCAAACAAGTACAACGCAATTATAGATAGTAATAGAGATGATATTACAAGATTATCGTCAGTAGTTGATACGACTGTAGATCAAGATGGATATGATCAAGATAATAGATTAAATTGGTTCATGCCAGAAGAGTATAAACAGTTTGATATAGAAGATTATGTATTAGGACGTTGTGAAACACCTGAAGAAAAACAACGTGTAGAGTATGAGTTAGACTTATACAAGTCACATGCTATGATAGACGTTTTACAATTCCTTAAATACATGGTGGATACACTACGTGAAAACAATATCGTATGGGGTGTTGGACGTGGGTCTAGTGTAGCCAGTTATGTCTTGTATTTGTTAGAAGTACACAAAGTAAACTCTATAAAATACAATTTAGATCCCACAGAATTTTTAAGATAACTACCTATACAAAGGAGAATAATATGGGAAGAACATATAGAACAATGAACGGACGTTCAGTCGACATGGACAAATTACGTTCTCAAAACGAACTTACTCCAGCAGTAGGTAATATGAAAGTAAATGCTAGAGGCGACGAACTTGGCGCTGGTGGCAAAATTGTACGTACACGTGAACAAATTGTAAGTTCATATTACGAATCAAATCCAAAAGCAACACCTGATGCAGATGTTCCAACAACTGAACCTGTACAGCAACAATCAGTACCAAACAATCCACCTTCACAAACAATGACTATTGAAGATACTCAACCAAGTTCTATTGTTAATGAAGTTGAACCTGCTGTAGAAGAAGTTCCTGTAAAACAAGAAGCAACAGAACAAGTAGAACAAGTAGAAGAAAAAGTATTAGACAAAGGTGTCGAAGCAGTCAAAAGAGCAAGATCAAGACGCAGAGGCATATCAGACGCTACAGGAGAAAAGTAATGGCAAGAATTAAGACTGGCGGAATTAGACCAATCCACGATCACGTTTTAGTTACTGACTTATACTTTGGTGAACAGAAAACCAAAGGTGGAATTATTATTAGAGATGATAACGGTACTGCAAGGGGAGTTTATCCTCGTTGGGCAAAAGTTCATGCAAAAGGTCCTACGAACAAAGAAGAATATAACGTAGGTGATTATATCTTAGTTGAACATGGTCGTTGGACAAGAAAAATGGAATTAGATATAAATGGTGAAGACATCACTTTACATAGAGTAGATGTTGATGCTATAATTGCTGTAAGCGATTCAAAGCCAGAAGATCACAAGATTGGCGATGAGTTTAACACAGCACCCGACCAAGTCAGACCAGAAGACTTTGGCGCTAGATAAAAACGAGGAATAAATTGAAAAACGTAGATCTAAATAAGTACAAAGATTTTGTACAACAAGTTACCAGTGATGAATCAATGTCAAGTATGCAGATGTACAATCGTATGATTGATATTGAAACAACTGAAAGTAAGATGAAAGTCAATACTGCATCGCTTATGACAGGTGCTATTGGCATTGCAAGTGAAGGAGGCGAATTTGCTGAAATTGTTAAAAAATGTATCTTCCAAGGTAAACCTATGGACGATGAAACTATATTTCATTGTAAACGAGAACTTGGCGATATTATGTGGTACTGGATTACTAGTTGCAGGGCTCTTAGTTTGGACCCTAACGAAGTAATTGAAGAAAACGTAAACAAATTAAAGTCACGCTACCCAGGTGGAGAGTTTGATGTACACTATTCAGAGAATCGAAAAGACGGTGACCTTTAATGAAAATACTTATCGACGTTGATGGAGTAGTTTTAGATTGGGAACCTGCATTTGATGCATGGATGGCTAAACAAGGTTTTCGTGTAAAGAAGCCTGATGTATATAGTCAATATGTACGTTACGGGTTCCAACGCAAAAAACAATGCGATATTTTAGTAAAACAGTTTAACGAAAGTGCATGGATTGGTTACTTAAAACCTTTGCGTGATAGTGTTGAGTGGGTAAGAAAATTAAGAACACTTAACTATACTTTCGATGCTATTACTAGTTTATCTGAAGATGAATGTTCTGGTAAATTACGTGCATATAATTTAGAACAAGTATTTGGTGCAGGTACATTTGATCGTGTATTATGCATTGGAACAGGTGCTGACAAAGACGAAGCACTTGCAGAGTATGATAAAGGACATTGGTGGATTGAAGATAAACCACTTAACTGTGACGCAGGACTACGTGCAGGACACAAACCTATTATTATATCACACAAATGGAACCTAGACTACGACAATCCAGATGTACAAAGAGCAGACAACTGGAAAGACGTTTATAATATCATCACTGCTACTTAATCTAAATAAGTACCGCTAAATACTTGCGATGCAAAAGAACGAGTATTATACACAAAGAGATTGGGATCGTGTTGTAGGTTGGGGTACTGTACCTACAAAATATCAGTACCCGCATCTACGTAACACAGAAGAATATAGAGATTCTATTTCGGCAAATAAAAATATAAAAAAACTTGACAAGACTATAAAATAACTGTATATTTGTAGTATGATTGTTAAAGGAATTACATTCTCATCTTTTGATCTTTTCCATAGCGGACATGTTGCTATGCTTAAAGAAGCAAGAGCAAACTGCGACTATCTAATGGTAGGATTGCAAACTGATCCTACACTTGACAGACCAGAAAAAAATAAACCTATTCAAAGTGTATTTGAAAGATATGTACAACTTGAAGGTTGCAAGTACATTGACGAAATTATTCCATATGCTACAGAACAAGATTTGCTTGACATACTATTAACGTATGACATCAACAAACGTTTTATTGGCGAAGAATATCGGACAAAAGACTTTACAGGAAAGCAATTATGTGTTGACAAAAGCATAGAAATTTATTATAATAAAAGACAACATTCATTTAGTACAAGTGGATTACGCAAAAGGATAGAACAAAATGGCTAAAGAACTATGGGTAGAAAAGTATCGTCCAAGCACAGTAGGTGACTATGTGTTTAGAGATCAAGCACAAAGAGATCAAGTAAACGGTTGGGTAAAAGATAAAAGTATTCCGCATTTGTTATTCAGTGGTCATGCAGGTATTGGTAAGACAACACTTGCTAAAGTATTGTGTAATGAATTAGAAATAAATGAATATGATCTACTAGAGATTAATGCTAGTAGAACAAACAGTGTAGAAGATGTACGTGACAAGATTGTAAACTTTGTACAGATGATTCCATTTGGTGACTTTAAGGTTGTAATACTTGATGAGGCTGATTACTTGTCGCCAAACGCACAGGCGGCACTACGTGGTGTAATGGAGGAGCATCATACTACAAGTAGATTTATTTTAACTTGTAACTATCCTAACAGAATTATTCCTGCACTACATTCAAGATGTCAAGGCTTTCATATTACAAACGTTGATCAAACAGAATTTACTGCACGTATTGCAACAATACTATTAGAAGAAGGTGTAGAACCTGATTTAGATGTGTTAGACACATTTGTTAAAGCAACATATCCTGATATGAGAAAATGTATTAACATGTGTCAAATGAATAGTACAACAGGTAAACTTACTCCGCCACAAAAAGGCGATACAGGAGAAAGTGATTACAAAGTAGAAATGGTTGAACTATTTAAAGCAGGTAACATTGCACAAGCACGTAAACTAATTTGTACACAGGCAAGGCCTGAAGAGATGGAAGATATTTTCCGTTGGATGTATGATAACTTGGAAGTGTTTACAAAAGAAGATGATAAACAAGATCAAGCAATATTAATAATTAAACAAGGATTAGTTGATCATTCATTTGTCGCTGATCCGGAAATAAACATGAGTGCTACGTTGGTAAAACTAGCACGGCTATAAAAAGGAGTACAATGCCAAATGAAATAAATCGTGCCTACGACTCTGTGAGTGATCCAGAGGCGCCACAAAAAAGACAAGCACAACTTGACGAATCAATTAAAAAATTCTTAGCCAACGGTGGAAAGATTGAAAAGATCCCAACAGGAATGACAGGCGAAGAATACAAAGAATACAAAAAAGGCAACGGTAAAAAGAAAAAGGCATCTAAGCGTAAATAATGAAGATAAGATACTATCAGAATATTAATGGGTGGCGTTGGTTAGGCTTTATATTAGCAATGATCAGTGCTTTCCTTTTAAGCGGAGGTAATCCTAGTGTACAATGGATTGGTTGGGCAGTAGCCACAGTAAGTTGTTCAATGTGGATTTACTTTGGCGTTAAAGATGGAGATACACCCAGAGCATTAATGGAAGGTATGTATTTGTTACTTGCGATAAGAGGGATATATAATTGGGTACTTTAAATGGATAATATTACTAGATTTCATCAAGGTATATATTTAGAAAAATTATTTCCTACAGTAATTGGTATTGCAGATTGTCCTTTTATTAACGATATACAAGACCCTTATAAAGAAATATTAAAAACAATACCTAGTGATGATGATTCTGAATTGAAATATTATCAAATACATAAAGATGAAAAATTTAATCAACTTACAGAGTGGATAACAAATAGAGTTCAAGACTATGCAAATGAACACAATTTTCCAGGACAGTATCAACCTTTTGAATCTTGGTGTATAGACTATAAAGCAGGAAGTTACAATCCTGCACATATGCACACTGGTAGTACAATTAGCACAAGTTTTTATTTAGAAGGTTATACATCAGATGTACCTATTTCATTTAGAGGTCCTTACTTTAATGATATGAATAATCCATTAAAGATTACTCCTAAGCAAAACGGTGAAGAACATCACTTTAATGAACTTACATCGCCTTCGCATTGGTATTACCCGTTATCAGGACGACTGCTTATATTTAGAAGTTTTACTGAACACGAAGTAGATAAAAAAGTAAATAACGATAACAGAATTGTTATGTCAATGAATTTTAAAGAGGTATAATATGGCACACGTGGTTGATAGTAAATGTATAATGTGTAAGCACACAACTTGCGTAGATGTGTGTCCTGTAGATTGTTTTTACGAAGGTGAAAACATGTTAGTAATTAATCCTGACGAATGTATAGATTGCGGAGTATGTATACCTGAATGTCCAGAAGAAGCAATATACCAGACCGACGATGAAGACGATCCGTGGTTCAAACACAACTTGTACTTTGCCGAAGAAGCAAACTGGCCAAACATAACCAACGCTAAAGATCCAATGCCTGAGTATGAAAAGTATAGTGGACAGTCGGACAAAACTAAACTTTTCAAAAAATTACCTTACAAGGAAATTTAATCTTCGCCGTATATATCTAGTATTTCTTTTACTGCTTCGTGTCTTTCAACATCTCCCGTTCCAAATGTACATACGCCAATATGATTAAGATTATCTCTAGACTCTACTTTATTTGTAAAGTCTAACAAACCATTAGATTTCATTCTATCTGCTTGTTGTAAATCTCCTGTTACTACCATTCGACTACCTTCGCCGATTCTAGTTAATAACATTTTCATTTGACTTGGTGTAGCATTTTGCATTTCATCTGCTATAATGTACGCTTTCTTAAAAGTTCTACCTCGCATAAAAGCCAACGGCGATATTTCAATCACCCCCTCTTGTAGCATTCCGCTGATTTCTTTTTGATAGTAGTATTCATTAAAAACGTCAAATATAGGCTTTGTCCATGGCTCCATCTTCTGCTCTAAAGTTCCAGGTAGAAAGCCGTGTTGCTCGTCCACGCTTACAGCGGGTCTTGTCACTACGATTCTGTCTACGTTTCCTTCTTGGAATGCTTTAATAGCCATCTGTACACCAATAAGGGTCTTACCTGTACCTGCTGGTCCAATAGCAAATACTATGTGCTTCTTATAGTCTTTAAGTGTCTCTAGGTAAGTCTCTTGGCTTAGGTTCCTGGGTAGAACCTCTACTTGCCGTCTTTTGTTAGGGACTGGATTAATATATGTTATATTACCCGATTGCGAACGCTCCCTATTGCGTTCTTTGCGTTTTGCTCTTGACAAACTGTCCTCCTTTTTAATAATTAGAACTTTGTCCGACTGCAAAAGTATTTAACATGTATTACAAATAATAAACTGATGTGTTTATTTTTGATCATCCTCTTAATTCGATAAATAATAGTGGAGACTAAAGTATGTATGATATTGTAAAAATTATAGAAAATGTAAAGACCATATATGAGTCTAATACGCATATGCGTGTATTAAAGGACTTTGAGCGTGTTATTGACGAACTAGACATGTATGTGTTTGAGAACTGGAAAAGCGGTGAACTTATTTCAGGACCTAATGTAAATAGGCACACAGTAGAGTGTTCGTTTATGTGGCCTAGAGAAGAAATGCCTAATCCTACAGCAGGAAAAAGACTACTTGATTATGGTTGTAAAGTATCATACAAAAAAGACTTTTTAACAAAACCTCGCAAAATTGAGTCACCAGATGATTACAGACCCGGAACTAAAAAGGGTAAAATTGATCAGCATCCTATTTGGATTGTAAGCATTGACATGCCAAAACAATTAATGTTTGATATGTACAAAGGTTACATGAGAGAAACTGATGAGTATGTAATGGCTGGATTAGAACAAACAACTACACAACCAGATATAATTCCAGACGCTGAACAAGATGCAGATATAGGAGAAATTAATAATGAGCCTACAGCCTAACGATTTAAAGACTTTCGTTAACGAGATCTTTACAATTGATTCATATAAATCTAAAATGGGTCAAGATAAAGAAATTTCTGTATTAGCATTTGAAGTTCTAACACAAGAGCCTGCAAAGGACTTAATGAACTTTATTGAAAAAGGATATGATTTTGTACTTGATGCTGATATTAGTACAGGTGAAAATCGTAAAGGCAAATATGATGTATTTGTTGAGATTGAAAGAGATAGACATTTACCTAAAAATATAGGTGCATTGTTAGATGATGTTTCAAAATTAGCAGGCATTGATGAATGGAAATATAGATATTATAAGAATGTAGAAAGTAAAGCGTTTACAATTGAAGACGCTGAAAACGATATTCCCTTAGATGGTAACACATACGAAAGTATGATTAACGAGTATAACCAAACAGAGTTAGATAGATTTTTTAACAAAGGTGTTACAGAACAAAAGTTTGTTAAAGAAAATATTATTGAGTTTGGAAGACATGCTTCGGGCAAAGTTAGAATGGAAGTAGTTGAAGAAGGGTCAACTGAAGAATTACTTACCAAATATGCCGGTGCTGTTAGTTTGGACGAAACTTCAATTTCAGAAGTGATGTTCTTAACAAAGTTTATGGGTAACTATAACATACAAAAACTAGGTGAAAACCTGTTCTTTACTAATGGTAACAGAACGAAAATATTAAAAAGGATATAACAATGGCAAGTGTAAACTACGACAAGTGTTTAGAAACAATTCTACACCACGAAGGCGGTTATGTAAACCACCCAAAAGACCCAGGTGGCGAAACTAACTTGGGTGTTACAAAAAGAGTTTACGAAGATTGGGGCGGAACTAAAGATATGAAAGATCTTTTAGTTGAAGATGTTGCTCCCATTTATAAAAAGAACTACTGGGATCGTGTTAAAGGCGATGACTTACCAGCAGGTTTAGATCTATGTGTATTTGACTTTGGTGTTAATGCAGGTACAGGTCGAAGTGCAAAATACTTACAAACATTAATTGGTACTACTGCTGATGGCGGTATTGGACCAAACACATTAAAATGTTTAAATGACTATGTAAGTAAGCACGGTGTTGAAGACACAATTAAAAACTTTCAAGAAGCAAGACAAGGTTACTACGAAAAGTTATCTACATTTGATACTTTTGGTAGAGGTTGGACTCGCAGAGTTACAGAAACTACAGAACTTGCTTTAACAATGGTATGAGTCAATACTGCCAAAACTGCGGAAGAAAGCACGAAGGTAGATTAATTGAAACATTTACTGACGGGGATAATAAACCTATTGAAATAGTAGTGTGTGATTATCCTCGTTACATTACAAAAGAAGATAAAGATAATGTTTAGTTCAATTAAAATTGCAATAGTATTAATGATGTTAGCAGGTGCTGGCGGTGGATTTATATACGTAAAAAATTTACAAGCAGACTTAGCAACATCAGAAGCAAACAACTTAAAGTTAGAAGAAAGTGTTGCTGATCAAAAGGCAGTAATTGCACAGCAGGCTAATGATTTTAAATCAATAATGGCGGCTAACAAAGTACTTGATGAGCAAAATAAAATCTTATCAAAAGAATTTAAAGCACTTGACCAACGCTTTAATAAAATTAACGGTCAAGGTAAAGTACGTGACATTGGCAAACTTGCTGAAGAACGCAGTAGTTCAGTTGAACGTGTTATAAACAGTGCTACCAAAAAAGCAATGAGATGTGTAGAAATTGCTATGGGTGCGCCACTAACGGAGAAAGAGATAAATGCAACTAAGAAATCACAGATCAATTCTGAGTGTCCTAGCATTGCTAATCCTAACTACGTTCCTTACTAGTTGTAGTTCAGTAAGGCAGTTAGACGTGTTTAAGACAGAGGTTGAAAGAGTACCTTTAGATCTCCCTAATCCAGAAACTCCGCAACTAGAAGAACTTAAATGGACTATCATTACTAGCAAAAATGCAGAAGAAGTATTTGCTAAAATGAAAGAGCAGGGCAAAGATCCTGTGCTATTTGGGTTAAGTGATGACGACTACGAGTTATTATCTAAGAACTTTGCACAAATCCGTGCATATATGATCCAACAAGGCATGACTTTAGAGCAGTACAGAGAGTACTACGAGCCTAAAGAGTCAGAAAAATCAGACAAGCAATAATAAAACACTCTGGATAGAATAAATACTCATATAATACAAAGGAGCGAATTATGTGGGAAATGATTGAAAGAATGGCGAGCGATCGTCTGTGGATTTACACAGCATTAGTTGGATCTTTGTTTGGTCTTGCGTTTTCTACGTATTTCAAAAGCACACGAATTGGTCTTTGGTTGTATGGTCATTTTGATCGTATTGTGGATTTTTTAGTAGAACGTTATGGTTGGACTTGGTTAGAGCAACCAAAAGATGCATGGCGTAAAAAATATCCATATGTAACCAAAAAAATAGACGAATTGGAAAAGCGAATCAAAAAATTAGAGGGTAAGAAATAATGGCTGATGAAGTAAAACAAGAAGTTAAGGTTGCAGAACCTAAACAAAAAATTACAGTAGATTTGGAAGTAGACACAAGTATAAAAGACTTAGGTGTTAATCCATACGCAAAATTAATACATATGGCAAGAGCAGTTGATGCTTGGAGAATCTTTCCAAGATTATTCTTAACTGTTTACATTGTATTATTATACAAATGTGTAATTTGGTATATGAACTTACCTGCTCCTACTATGGAACAATCAGGTTTAATTAGTATCGTAGTTGGTGCTGGTGCGGCATGGTTTGGTCTTTATACTGGTACATCTAAAAGTAAAAAATAACACTTGACAGATGTTTGATTCTGTCATATAATTAATACTATGAACTACTATGACACTTTGGGCATCTCCCGCGGCGCATCTGCCACAGATATTAAAAAAGCATACAAGAAACAAAGTATGCAACATCACCCTGATCGTACGGGCGGTGATGATTCCAAGTTCAAAGACATTAACGAAGCATATCAAGTATTAAAAGATCCACAAAAGAAAGCCATGTATGATCAGTATGGAACTGCTGATCCACAACAAGCAGGACAAAATAATATGGGAGATATTAATGATATATTTTCTCAAATGTTTGGTGGAGATATGAGTGGTCAATTTGGAGACATGTTTGGACAACGTAGACAACAACGTCAACAAAGAAATAAAACTTTAAATATTAATTATGATCTAACACTTGAAGATGCATACAAAGGAAAAAGTGTAGTATTTGAAATACCATTACCAAGTGGACGTAAACAAACAATTGATACACGTATGCCAGCAGGTATTGAAAACGGACAGTCAATAAAGTTACGTGGACTAGGCGATGATAGTATTCCAAATATTCCACCAGGCGACTTAACAATTACGGCTCGTATTTCTAAAGATCCAAGATTTGTACGTACAGGATGTGATTTACACAAAACAATAGTGTTAACTGTATATGAACTAATACTAGGCTGTAAGGTCGAAATAGAACACTTTAATCAAGGATTTTTATTAAACGTTCCTGAAGGAACACAACCAGGTACTGTTTTTAGTATGAAAGAATTGGGTATGCCAATAGTGAATGCCCCTGGCCTCGGAACGTTATACATAAAAGTAAAGGGAACTGTTCCTAAGAATATAAATGATGCACATAAAGACCTAATTGAGCGAGCGAGGATCTTGACAAAAACTAAAAAGGAAGTATAGTATATAATATGTTAGAAATAATTAAATATCCAGCAGAAGTATTAAACAAACAAATGCCTGCATTTGACTTTGAAAATCCAATTATGGATCCAATTGAACTTAAAGAAAAAATGTTAGAAGCACAATTTGCTAACAAGGGTGTAGGGTTAAGTGCATGTCAAGTTGGCATTGAAACTGCGGCATTTACTATGGGCAGTGAACAACACAAAGATAAAGCACAAATCTTTATTAATCCTACTGTATTAGATTCTAGTACTGATGTAGTTTTAGATATTGAAGGTTGTTTAAGTTTTCCTGGAGTGTTTGTGCAAGTTAAAAGACCAACTTGGATTGTTGCAGAGTTTTGGGATCAAAACGGAGAAAAACAAGTAGGAAGAATAGAAGGATATGATGCTCGTTGTTATCTACACGAGTGTGATCATTTAAATGGCATAGTGTTTAAAGACCGTGTTTCAAATTTAAAATGGGATATGGCTAGTAAACGTGCTAGAAAAAATATTAAAAAAGGATTAATTAATGCTTGAACCTAATGAACAGTTAGAAGGAATTTTTGAAGAAGCAATCAAACTTGCTCAAACAGGTGAACATGAATATGTAACCATTGAACACTTTGCTATGGCATTGGTTTGTGATGAAGAATTTTCAAAAACACTAGCGGAGTTTGGTGCAGATACAAATGCTATCAAAGAAGACTTGTCAGCGTTTATTCAAGATAAACTTCAGGATATTGTTGTACCTAATTTTAAAGGACGTCCTAAGAAAACACAAGCAATGGAACGTATGCTTAATAGAGCATTTACACAAACGCTATTCAGTGGTAGAACTACAATAGATCCAATTGATGTGTTTTTATCATTATTAAAAGAAAAGAAATCATTTTCTGCATTCTGTATGCGGAAGCATGGTATTGACTCTGAAAAGTTTAGTAACTTTATTGAAGCAGAGCAAATAGTTGGAGAAGCGGCAAGTGAACAGTACAGCATGTCACAATTAGAAAAAATTATTTCATCATTCTGTGAAAACCTTTCTGCAAAAGCAAAACGTGGTAAGATTGATCCAGTTATTGGTCGTGCTAACGAAATTGAAGAAACTGTGCTTATTCTTGCACGTAGACAAAAAGCAAATGTAATGTTGGTTGGTGATCCTGGCGTAGGTAAAACTGCTATTGCTGAAGGACTTGCTGTTGAAATAGCAAATGATAATGTACCAGAGTTTATTAAAGGTAGTACAGTTTATTCATTAGACATCGGTGCTCTAGTAGCAGGTAGCAAATATAGAGGTGACTTTGAAGAACGTTTAAAAATGGTTATCCATGCATTAGAGAAAAAAGAAAAAGCAATCTTGTTTATTGACGAAGCACATATGATGAGTGGTGCTGGTTCAGGCGGTAGTGGACAATCAAATGACATGGCTAATATGTTAAAGCCTGCATTAGGTAAAGGAACTATCAAAGTAGTTGCTTCAACTACATGGGAAGAATATCGTAAGCACTTTGAAAAGGATCGTGCATTAATGCGTAGATTCCAACGTGTAACAGTTGACGAACCTACAGCAGAAGTTACTATAGATATTTTACACGGACTTAAAAAGTATTATGAAGCACATCACGGTGTAACAATTACCGACAAAGCAATTAATGGTGCTGTAACATATTCAGAAAAGTATATGGCAGATAAGAAACTACCAGATAAAGCAATTGATATTATTGACCGTGCTGGTGCTAGGTTTAAAGTTAAAGATGAAGAAAACGGTATAGTTGATCATGATCAGGTTGTTTTTGAAGTAAGTAAAATGACAAACTTACCATTAGAACAAATTGCATCAAAAGAAACTGAAACACTTAAAGATTTAGAAGGTGGAATGAAAACAAGAGTATATGGGCAAGACGAAGCCATAGACGGACTACTTGATAAAATCTTTATTGCACAAGCAGGACTAAAATCACTTAATAAACCCGTTGGTTCATTCTTATTTGTTGGTCCTACTGGTTGTGGTAAAACAGAAACAGCAAAAGTACTTGCAAGTGAAATGGGTACTGAACTTGTACGTTTTGATATGAGTGAATTCCAAGAAAGACATTCAGTTGCTAAATTTATAGGTGCACCTCCAGGATATGTAGGATTTGAAGAAGACGCAGGTCAACTTATTACTAAACTACAAGAACATCCTAATTGTATACTATTGTTAGACGAAATTGAAAAAGCACACAAAGATGTTTCAAATGTGTTGTTAGGATTAATGGACAATGGATTTGTTACAGGTTCAAATGGTAAAAAAGCAGATGCTCGTAATGCTATTGTTATTATGACATCTAACTTAGGTGCTAGAGAGATGGAGAAAAATGGTATTGGATTTGGTGACATGGATCGTTCAGGAGAACAAGACAATGCAGTAACAGATTTCTTTGCACCAGAATTTAGAAACAGACTTGATGGTATTATTAAGTTTGATAAACTAGAAAGATCAACTATGATGCTAATTGTAGATAAGTTTATTAAAGAAGTTAACGATATGTTAGCAGACAAAGGTATACTTATTGAACTTACTGATACAGTTAAAGAGTTTTTAGTTAAAAAAGGATTCAACAAAAAAATGGGTGCGAGACCATTGCAACGTGTTATTGATGATCAAATTAAAAAGCCAATGAGTAAAGAAGTACTGTTTGGTAAGTTGGTTAACGGTGGACATGTTACTGTTGATTTAGAGGGTGAAAATATTACGTTAGATATAAAGGAATTTATGCCAACGTTAGGAAAGGATACCCAAGTTGAAGACCTCGCACACGACTAAACTTTTTTATAAAAAGTACAAGTACAAAGCAGTTGTAAAGACACCAAGAACTAGTTTTATTCGATATGCTAAACGTAGTGATATTGAATCACTGTTTAATGCAGAACGGATGGAACAATGGAAAGGCATAGGCGACTTAAACTATGCATACAGTTCTTTATCATTAGGTATAAACGATGGAAGGCATAGATCACATAAAGAAATATGGGAAAATAGATTTACCTTGTATAAGTTATACAATTGGATTCAAGAATATTACATTCACGAAGAACATAAGATTCGTAATGAAGGTGATAAACTTGGCTTCTTTACAAACGATAAAATAGTATGGGAAAACTTCTGTGGCACATTTAAAGATCATTTATACGAAATGATTTGGCCTAAAAACAAAAAGCAAGAAGATTACTTTACTAATAACCCAAACAATGTAATCTGTGAACGTTTACCATATGACAAATACAGGTTTAAAATACATCTAAGAGGAAAACTAGTACGTCAAGCAGGGTTTGAAGAATGGGTAGAAAACTATGCAGGCGAATTAAAAGCATCAAAAAAATTAATTGAAAATTGCTACTATTCCGATGGAAGATTTTTGTACTCAACAGATTCACAAATGTTGCTGTTGTTACAAATGTATTTAGGCGATACAATTAGAAGCACACAAGAATATATAACAGAGGCGGAACTAAATGAACAATAAAATAATTAAAGAACTAATCAAACGTAAAATAATCAAACACGGTACAACAATCAATGCTACTGTAAAGGCAAACGGTATTGGAGGTCAAGTGGTTGAAGTACCTAAAGATATTGATGTTACTATTGCTAATGAGAAAGGTGTAGTTGCATGGGAACTTGACTATGCTGGTAGAGACCACAAATACAACGTTAAATTAACGGATATTAATGATGTTGAAGGTATGGGAATTACTAGGTTAGCAAAAGCCTATAAGATTAAAATTACATAAATAACTGTATGCCAGCGAACAGTACAACATTACAATTTATCGATCAGGACGGAACAACAATTTCGGCCGTAGCACAAACACCTGAAGCAGATAGTACACAAACAGTTTTAACTTCAGATAAAGTTAAAGGTGACGGATACTATAAAGGTGGAGATGGTCTACATACTGTACATTACAGTATTACAGATTTTTCAGGAGAAGTCAAAATGCAGGCTTCGTTAGCCACTTCGCCTGCGGGATCTGACTGGTTTGATATTGCAGGAACAACATATACAACAGGTGCAGATACCGATACTGACTTTGTTGCTAACTTTACAGGTAACTTTGTTTGGTTAAGAGCAATAGCAACATACTCAAACGGACGTATCAATTCAATTAAGGTAAACTACTAATGAACGAACATTTTATAAGATTTATTTTTAATGAAGATCAAGGCGATGCTTTTTTAAAAGTGTTTGCAGGAGCAATGGCTTCAACTGTAAACGAAAGTTTAAATGAAAGCACTCAAGGCGACATTATGTTTGAGTCATACACTACAGAAGGTATGCATGTATACGAAGTTGCACTAAACAATGATATCGACGATGCTACAGCAGAAGAAATGGCTAATGTTGTTGCGAAAGCCATTCCAAAAGATTTTGATATTGAAGTAAGCGGTGGCGACGACTCTAGTCGCTAATTTTAAGATAATTTACTAAAGTTTCTTTACAGTCATACCATTTGCTTTGGTTATGATTTTTTACTTTGAAATCTAAGTTATATTCATTACCCTCAACTAACTTTTCAACTTTCCAATCAGTAGGATGTTTACTACTAAAATGTGTAATCAAATTACCGTCACTTATAAAAGTATAAACATGAAAGTCACGTGTTCTAATATAACGTGCTTCGTGTAACAATGCACGTACAGATACTTTAGCACCTTTAGTACCAATGTGTGTTGAATTACTTATTTCTTTAACAAATAACTCTCTCTGTATTTCTTGTTCGTAAAGTGAAGGCAACGGAGCAATGAACCCTAAGTCTTTGCGTGTAACTGTATCTTTTGTAATAATTTGGTATATACGGTCTGTAAAGTCATTTGAAGAATCCGATAACACTTTAAATATCAAACCTTGATAATGGTTATAAATGTCATTGGTCATATCTTGACAACTACCATCAATAAAGAAATCACCAGTATCATAAAAGTCTTTCATCATTTGTTTATTACTCTTTGCAGTAACTGACTCTAATGAACCGTTTTCTGTTTTGATATATTCCCAAGTATTTTCTTTTCTGTACGACCCGATAATATTATATGCTTGTACAGCCAGATTGATAGCATCTTTAATTGGAATTTCTTTTTGCATTTTGGATTTCCTTTTGCCTAACTATACTTATATTATAGTTGGTTTTACCACTCTTGTCAACCACTTTTATTTTGGTAAAATAAAAACTTGATTTTTACAACGATTTGTTGTATTATGTATATAGTATGTTTAATTTAATTAAGCACTTTTTTAATAATCTAAACAAGGAGATAGAAATGGCTAGAACAAAACAATTTGTTGTATACACTAGAGAATTTCAAAAAGGAAACGTAAACTCAAAAGTTGGCGTGTTCGTTGAAGAAGCAAACAAATACATGGTTAACGGATCAGTTAACGGTGGAGCAATTAAATTTGCAAATCTAAAAATGACTAGACCAACTGCTACTAGAAAATTAGTAGATGCTGGTTATGACTTTAATGTAAGAGTACTAGGTACTACATCATTACAAGGCGCAATGGCAATGAAATCAGAATTAGTTAACTTGTTATCAAGCACTAACAAAACTGTAATCAACCAAGCGGCATAAATTGGATAAACAGAGTGGCGTTTCGACGCCACTTTGGCTAAACAAAGTCTTTACAAACTTATTATTAGACTGTATTATATACAAGTGAATGTGAAAATAGTTTTCGCATAGACAACTAGGAGAAAATAATGTCAAACACAATTCAATCAAAAGTACTAACAGCCCTTTCAAACGGCAACGAACTTACAGCAAAACAAATCAAGTCACGTTTTGGTGCAGGTAACCCGGCCGCAGTAATTCAGGCACTAAGGTTTTCAGGTTATTCAATCTACTTGAACACTCACACTGATACAAAGGGTAGAGTAACTAACAAGTATCGTTTAGGTACTGCAAGTCGTAAAGTAATTGCGGCTGGTTACAAAGCACTTGCTACAAAAGTAGCCTAAGTAACACATTGAAGAAAGACCCCTTCGGGGGTCTTTTTTTATACCTACATTTTCAACAACGGAGATATAAATGGCTCAATACAGAGAAGAACTACCAAAAACAATTTCAGTAACGTGTACAGACAATGAGCAAGTAGTTGAAGCAGATTTGTTCTCATATCAAGAAGATAAGCACATGGACGTAATCCTTAATACAGTGCGTGTACGCTTGGTTTGGAAGGGCAGATATTTTGTAGGTAATCAATTCGGCTATGAATTTACAGCAAAGCCACCACATAAGGTAGTATTCAAACAGCACCGCTAAATGATCCATTCTATAATAAATACTCACATAAGGAGAGTATAACTATGGATTTCAGAACACTAATAAACAAACTTGATTCTTTCAATACGGAAGCCAAAAAAGAACCGGAGAGAATGAAGTTTAGCGATGCAATTAATCATGTAAAGGATATTACTTTTACACCCCCAACACCAGCACAAAACGAATACAGCATTGCTAACAATGTAGCATTCAAAGGCAAAGACCTAACTGATCCAAAAGTAAGACTTGCATTATATCAAGACGAACTAAAACGCTCTCCAGGCAGATTACTAGGTGAAATTGCACAACGTATTAAACCATCGTCAGATGCACAAATAGAATTAAGTATGTTCGTTGGTGAACTCAGCGAAAAAGAAAAAGGCACTATGTCTAAAGAAGAACAGACACTTGCTTTTGAAGTTATCAAACATGCAATACGCAGTATGGATATTGAAAGAGATGCTGATCAAAGTACATACAAAGATAGTGATGCACCTGATGCATCTGAAATGGAATCAACAGAAGATGTAAGTGAATCAGAAGATGAACCAGACATGTTAAGTGACTGTTGTGGTGCACCTGCAGATAGCGAAATAGACAAAGACGGCAACGCAGTGTGTAGTAAATGTAAAGACCACATGTCATTTTCTCCAGTAGACGAGTCAACAAATGAATCAGACTTCGACAGAGATAGTGTAACCTATGATGAAGTATTACCATTTGTAAAGATGACTTACAAAACGTTACTAACTGATCTTCAAACTGCAAGACAAGATATAGAAACTTATAAAGCGGGTGGCGACACTGGAGAAGAAGGTGGCGACATAGATATGATAATGCCATACCTTAGAGATTTAAAAGATATGCAAAAGTATGTGAAAGCGATTCTTGATAACCCAGACATGGACATCGAAGATGTTGTTGACCATATGATGCCAGCAAGTTTAGATACATCACCAAGAGAAGAACTAATAGGAAGATTTAAAAAATCATTTTCTAAAGATCCACAACTTGCAAAAAGATTATTTAAAGATCCTCAATTAGATTTTTATTCAGAAGATGTAGAAGCAACAGAATGGTTTAAAGGACAGACTGATGTATCATTTAATGGAGATGAGTTTTATGAAGCATTTGGTTGGATTGAAGAAAATGACGAAAATGTTGTAGAAGCAGAATACCAAGGACGTACTGTTAAACTAAACAAACCAATGCGTGGTGATGTTAAAAAGTTTAAAGTATACGTTAAGAATCCAAAAGGTAATGTAGTTAAAGTTAACTTTGGTGATCCGGATATGAGAATTAAAAAATCTAATCCAGCAAGACGTAGAAGTTTCCGTGCTAGACACAACTGTGACAATCCTGGTCCTAAGACTAAGGCACGTTACTGGTCATGTAGAAAATGGTAATTACACATGTTATTAAAAGAACTTTTTACAGCAGACAGCGATAATAGTACTCCACAATACGACTTAATAGATGATATTAGTTTCTTCATTGATAATGACGATTCAATCCATAAAGAATTCTTTTTACCTGCTATAGCAGATCTAAAAAGAAAAAATATTGTTGAAAAAGATTCAATTGAAGAAGTTGCACCATATTTTGAAGCAATGGTTACAGCAGGTTGTATGAAGTACAACGAAACTTATAACATATCTGGCAAGACCGAAGAAATTTACACACAAGAGTTAATGTCTAGTATATGTCACAAACTAGCGGAAAAACACCTACCACACATTAAAGACGGCGCATACGATACCAAGGAGGCTTAAATGCTACTCAACGAACTGCTTGAAGCACAACCAAAGAAGACAGCAGTAGTTGCTTGGGGAAGAATGAATCCGCCAACTATAGGTCACCAAAAAGTTATAGATGTTGTTAATCAACATGCACAAAAGTTTATGGGTGATCCTATTTTGTTTTTAACTAAAACACAAAAACCAAAAACAGATCCATTATCATTTGCAGAAAAATTACATTTTGCTCAAGAAATGTTTAATGTACCTGTAGATAAAAATACTAGTGTAAAAACTATTATTCAAATGTTTCAACATCTACAAGGTAAAGGTTATGATAATGTTATACTTGTTGCAGGAAGTGATAGAGTGCAACAATATCAAGATTTAATTGACAAGTACAATAATAAGCCAGATACTAAAGGTGAAGTTCCTTTTACGTTTGCAAATGCAAAAGTAGTAAGCAGTGGAGAACGTGATCCTGATGCTGAAGGTGTACAAGGTATGAGTGCAAGTAAACTAAGACAGTTTGCCGCTGACGATGATTTTACTAGTTTTGCACAAGGTATTTCAGGAAATGAAACTCTTGCTAAACAAATGTTTGCTAGAGTACGCAAAGGAATGGGTCTTGAAGTAAATGAGATAATGGGGTTTGCAACTAGAACTCCAAAAAGAAACACTGTTAAAAGACGTCCACCTGAACCAGAAGAATTAAGTGTTGCAGATAAACTTAAAAAACGTAGAGCCATGGCAAGTAAAATTGGCGTAGATAAAGCATTTAAACAAGATGCAATAAAAAGTACAGAAGCCGCCGGCGTTGGAATTATTACAAAGCAAAACACAACTAAAGATGTTAAAAAAGGTACTCTTAAAAAAATGATGAAAGCGTACAAACTAATATGACATTAGATGAGTTAAAAAAATTAGCAGGTGTAGATATTGTTAGAAATGATAATCATCAAACATTAGAAAACATGTCACATACTGCACAAGAACTAAAAGATAAAGAACGTAAGTTAGGTGTCAAACCTGGTGACAAAGAATGGTTTGAATTATGGTTTTCAAGACCTTATATGACTGGCGCAGGATTTAAAGGATTTAGAGGACGTAAATGAGATTATTTGAAATCAGTAATAATTCAAAACCTGAAATCTACGTAGACATGGACGGTGTCCTTGTTGACTTCTTTGGTGCTTGGGCAAAACTTATGGGTGCAAAAGACTTTCGTGATATTAAAGATATCGATGCAGGTCTTCAAGCAATTAGAGATGCAGACAACTTTTGGTTAGATCTCGAACCTACTCCTAACGCAGGAAAACTTTTGGCTTTGATTCAAAAACATAAAGGCAGTTATACTATTTTAAGTTCGCCTTTGGCTGACGATCCTAGATCAGAACCACATAAACGTATGTGGGTGAAAAACAATCTTAAACAGTTTCCACCTAAATCAGTAATCATCACAGGAAACAAAGCCAAGTACGCACAGCAAAGTGATGGTACTCCCAACATACTGATAGATGACTTTGGACAAAATATTGACAAATGGAATGCCGCGGGAGGCATTGGAGTCAAACACAAAGATCATAAGTTTGAAAGAAGTTTTAAAACAATACTATTACACTTAGATAATAATAAAGTAAAAGAAAACTTCGCAGACGGTAAAAAAAAGGGCAAGAGTCGCCCAGGCAGAGTAAAGAAGTCGGGTGCTAGTTGTAACGGATCAGTTACAAGTTTAAGAGCAAAGGCTAAAAAAGCAAGTGGTGAAAAAGCAAAGATGTATCACTGGTGTGCTAATATGAAGAGTGGCAAAAAGAAATGAGGATATGCGAAGTAACAGAAGTTGTTACACCAACTAATAATACAGAACATGCTATAGAGCGTTTAAAAGTTGCCGCTGAACTTTGTAGTAAAATGGGAAACCAACCTATTCTTTATAGGGCAATGCACACAGGCACATATCACGGCGGTGCTAAACAAAATCTAATACAAAAGGTAGATAACCCTGCAAGAAAAAGCGTAATGGGAAATCACAATCCTATACAGGTAGCAGTGCTTAACGATTTAAACATTGTTAGTCCTGCACAAACAACTACAGTAGCACCTAGTAGTACTAGTGACTATTTTGGTACAAATCATATAATAATTCCAGGTGGTGACTTTACTGCTTATTGGAACCCAGACATAGACGACTTGGGTGGCTTCAAAGGATATGATCCAAAATTTCAAAAAGGAGCATATGATGACCAAGGCGGAACATTAGTCCGTGGGCAAGGTCGCGAAGATTTACCAGATGAGGAAATGCAAAAAATATTAAGTGGCTATCAAAAAGGTATTCCTAGTTATAGTCAACACAAAGGTGAAGTTATATTAGATACACCTTTCTATTATATGCTAAACTTACAATCTTTTTTAAGTACGTTTGGTGGTAAAAAAGTTAAAGAATTAATAACTGTACAAAATAGAAGGTCCTTTTCATCTATATCAGCAGATCTATTAGCAAGTAAATTTAAAACATATAGTGACGTTGGATGGTACTTGGCAAACCCTGCTACAAATATGATGAAGTGGATTGCTAGTAAAGAAAAAGAAAGAGAGGCGGCGTAATGTTAAGTAAACAATGTAAACTACACTTAGAAGAACAAGGTGAAACAGGATTACAGCATATGAGGAAGGCAATTAAAACAGCAGTAAAATTACAACTGCTAGTACCTGCACTACTAGTACATAGTATTGCTCCAAGATGCTTTACTAATACAGCAACTAATGTTATGAAAAATATTCTTAAAGATAGGTAAATATCAATATGCGTTTAAAAGACTTAGTAGAAGCAGTAAAAAAATTAGAACCAAGTAAATCACGTGATCCTAATTGGCGTGATATGGAAGCACTACGTAAAAGTGGCGCATCTGGCTCTCATAAAGATAAAACTAAGACTATCCCACGTAAAGAAAAATACAAAAAAACACCTATGGAACAACAGTTTGAAAGTTTTGTATCTGAAAAGATTACTAAAGATACTGAAATGGGTGATGTTATTAAAGATTTCTACAAAAGCGATGCTCCGCAATTTAAAGGTAAGAGCAAAGCAAAACGTAGACAAATGGCTATTGCGGCCAAACTTAGTCAAGAATCTAGCGATATATTTAAAGGATTAGAACAAGTTGAAGAAACAGCAACAGCAGGAGCAACTAGTGCAGGTAACATTGCCTCAGTTGCAAGTCCGCATTTAGCAATAGGTGACGCAAAAACACGTAAAAAATACGGTTTAGTAGGCGGTTTACCTAATCCTCCTAAAGCAAAAAAGCAAAAGCCAACAGATAATGCTCTTAATATGAAAGACACATCTATCTTCGGCGGACCACTAAAACGATAAATACTCGTATAATACAAAACACATTATAGGAGCAATCGATGATTAATGAAGACAAGTACGATGAGCCAGCATCAAAGTACGAAGATGAAATGCTTGCCAATCAGGTTGCATACATCAAATACGCAGTAGAAGAAATTCATGACCATGTACACAAGGGTGGAACATTCCCTGAGTGGTTTCAAAACAAATTCAGTGGTGTACACGAAAAAGTAAAAACACTTCATGCTTACATGGAAGGCGAGCGTATGCAAGCCAAAGAACGTGAACGTATGATGAGTATGAAAGATCAAAAAGATGATTATTTTGAATCACTAGAAGAAAAATTATCAGTAGTAAAGGAAGCAGAGAAGCGTTGGAAACAAACTTCAATGTCTCCAGAAGAAGCAACAAAAAAATACGGCAAAGAAAACGTAAAAGTTAAAAAAGGTGCATTGCGTAATGGCGATGACATGGTAGAAGTATTTGTTGAATCAGCACAGACTATGACAGAAGCACAATTTGACGAAGCCGCTGGTGAAAAAGATGCTTGTTATCATAAAGTTAAAGCACGTTACAAAGTATGGCCAAGTGCATATGCAAGTGGTGCTCTAGTACAGTGTCGTAAAAAAGGTGCTAAGAACTGGGGAAATAGTAAATCATGAGAAACTTAATTGCAATCGTAGAAGCAGGTGAAAAAGGTTGCCCACTAGCAACACAAGATTTAGAACTTAATACTAAGAATCGTAATGCCGCTATACAAGCAGAACATATTCAGTATGGTCCATTGAATGTAAAACATCCAGGTGACTATTATGAAAAGATTGCAAAGTTTTGGAAAACAAGTGTAGACGCCGCAGAAAAAACTTTATGTAATAGTTGTGCCGCTTTTGATATTAGTCCAGGTATGCTTGAATGTATGCCAGGTGAACTAGAAGATGAAGATGGATATTTAGGTTATTGCTGGATGCACAAATTTAAATGTCACAGTGCTAGAACTTGTAGAACATGGGCCGGTGGTGGACCAATACACACAGATAAAGTAAGTAAGAGTTGGGATAAAGATTAATGCGTATTATAGAAGTCACTGAAGGAACACGATGCTGGAAAGGCTACAAAAAGAAGGGCATGAAAACTATGTTCGGAAAACGTGTACCTAATTGTGTTAAAAATGAAGATGTTGACTTCTGTGTAAATTGTGGTGATTTAGTATTTTCTGAATCCATAGACGAAAACTTAAAAAAGTGGTTTAAAGATAAATGGGTACGTTTTGGCCCTGATGGAAAAATTCGTGGTGACTGTGCAAGAGGCTCAAACAGTGAAGGTAAGCCAAAATGTTTACCTCGTAGTAAAGCACAATCATTAGGTAAAAAAGGAAGGAAGTCTGCGGCTAGTAGAAAACGTAGACAAGATCCAAACAAAAATAGACGTGGTAAAGCAAAAAACGTTGCCACTAAAAAGAAATGAGGTACTATGAGATTATTAGTGAAGCCTGGAGCAAGAAACATAAAAAGTCAATTGACTGTTCGAACCCCAAAGGTTTCTCACAAAAGGCTCATTGTGCAGGACGTAAAAAAAGACAAGGAGGAGGAAACACTAAATCCAAAAGTGTCTCTTAAATAATTATGGCAGATTTACAAAGCATTTTAAATAAGTTTACTGAGTTAGGAATTGAAAATAAAGGACTTACTGTAGACGCTCCACAACACGGTCAAGCGTTACAAGAACAAAATAATAATCAAAGCACAGATGCTAACTCCCATGCACGTATGGTTGCAGAAAGTATTAAAGGAAAACATATTCCTGGTGTAAGCGATACTAGAGCAAGTGATATGGCCGCACTAGCAGGGTTAAGTAGTGTAACTCCACAAGCACCACAACCACAACGCATAGTAGAATCAACTATACCTACACAACAAACATATAACGATAAGTGGCATGAAGTAGACAGTAGACTTTCAAAAATTGAAAATACACTAGCAAAAGTGTTTGAAAGCCTTGAAGGTTTAAAACAAATGAGTAACGAAGAATATCGAGCAAAAAGAAAAGCATTACAAGATATTCAAATGGATCCAAACACATCTAAAGATCCTAAACTTAAAAAAGAACTAATAAGACGTAGACAAGAATTAGAAAAAGATCATAAATCAGGAAAAATTACAACAGAACAATCTCTAACAAAAGGGTTTGCAAGTTTTTTGAAAGAGTTTGAGTAATGAAAATATGTGAAGTAACAGATTACTTCTACGGATTAGATCCGGCACATATGTCATACAAGCATAAAATAGGCGATGTGTATGGCAAGAAAAATTTAAAAGTACCACATGCAAAACTGCATGTAAAAAAGAAACAAAAGAAACAAAAGAAATAAAGTATGGCATTCTTAGTACATAACTTACCTCCTGTTGAAGTTTATGTGAAAAAAGAATATCTGTATGACCACCAAAAAGGGCATGGAGAAGTTACTCCTGGTATTTGGATTAGTATTAGAAGTATAATGGGCAAAGCATTATACGTAGAAACATTACTTACAGAATACGGTGCATTGTACGATAAATTACCTATTAGTGCATTTGTATGGAAAGATGATTACTTACACAGTGACCAATTACCTTTAGACACACTACAAATATGGGATTGTTTTGATTATGATATTACATTAATTAAAAAGCCTATGTTAGCAGACTGTGAATTCTTTGGTAAAGATAAAAAGATGCACAAAGGCGAATATATGTTTACACTTGATACTTGTCATACACAACACTCAACACTAAATGTAAATTTTAGTGAACACGATCCAGAACACAAAAGTTTTAACTTTATTAAATTAGATAACGGACAGTTTGCCGCACAACCTAATAATAGAGTTATTTTTACAGACCAAAGTTTAGTAGTTGGAGATCGAAAGATGCCAGACTTTAAAGTTTGTACACAAAATTATACAGTAGAAAACAATCCTAAATGGTCAGTCGGACACACTGACGAATGGGCATATAAATCAAAAGATGAGGCAGAAAACATTGGCTAATGATAAAATTAAAATTAAAAGAACAATCGAATACACTGGACCTAACAAAAGAGATTACTTTTTAGCAGACTTATTTAAAAAAATACAACCAACAGTGGGTTGCGAAGTCGGCGTAAGAAACGGTAGAACAACATTTCATTTACTAGAAGCATTTCCAAAATTAAAGATGTATGCTATTGACTATGACATAAAGTTATTCTATAAAGATAACATGATAATAAAGTATGGTCCTAGGCTAAAAGCAATACAAGGACATAGTCATACAGTACATGAACAAATAGAAAACGGCAGTTTAGACTTCGTATTCATTGATGCTAGTCACGATTATGATAGTGTAAAAGGTGATATTGAATACTACACACCTAAATTAAAACCAAACGGTTGGTTATGTGGGCATGATATGGATTTTCCAGGTGTAAACAAAGCAGTTAACGAACTGTTACCAGACGACCATCATATAGGTCCAAATAACGTTTGGTTTAAATGTTTAGACAAAACGGTGCCAATTCCGTTTAAACTACTTGACAACTAGCATAAATCTATATATAATATAACAAATTACTAAAAGGAGTCTCACATGAGTGACAAAGTATTTGGTGCTGACGAAAAAGCAAAACTAATTCAGATCGTTAACGAAGGCGTAAATGTTTTGCAAGAAGTTACAGACCTACAAGAAGGTTTAAGAGATACTGTAAAAGCAGTAGCAGAAGAAATGGATGTTAAGCCAAGTTTAATTAACAAAGCAATTAAAATTGCACAAAAAGGTGAATGGCATAAAGCCGTTGATGAGTTTGAAGACCTAGAAACTATTATGGTTACTACTGGTCGCGACAAACTCTAATGCAAAAGGTAAAAGATTTTTGGATCAATAGTTACAAAAGTGATCAGGTTGCTTTTGGTTTTGAACTAATAAGTTTTGTTTTTACAGTTATGGCAAGTTTGACTTTGGCATTTAATGCTAAAGATCCAAATATGCTAATTATATATCCGTTCTTTTTTGTAGGATCGGTTACACAATGCTACGCCGCAGTACGCAGAGGTGCGGCATGGGTCATGTTACTAACAGGATATTTTGCTGTTATTAACGTATTTGGATATGGAGTTGCCGCCATGTGGTGGTAAATGAAAGGTGATTAAATTTGTGGGATATTTGGTGCAAGGCAATAGGAACAAAGGCATATGAAGATAACAATAAGGCTGACAGAGTGGCAATTATACGCACTGGGTGGGTGTTGCTACACATTTTTACTTGCATTGCTATTATCTTAAATGCAATAGCAAATCATGGTATGAAGTTATTTGGATTTTGATAAAAAAAGTCTTGACTTTGTAGTGGTAAGATACTATAATATTAAATAGTGTTGAAGAAGGTTAGTTGGCCATAAGCAACATTACTGGTTTTTGCCAACCGAAAGTGGCATATAAAGGAGAAGACATTGAGTTATGTAGACGCACTCTGGGATCGTGATAAAGATATTATTAAGGTTGTAGAGAGAAACAAAAAAGGCGAAAGAGAGTTTCGCGAGTTCCCCGCAAGATATGTGTTTTATTATGGCGACGGCAAAGGTAAACAGAAAAGTACTTTTGGTGATCCTGTAAGTCGTGTTGTTTGTAAAAGTTGGAAAGACTTTCTTAGGGAACAAAAGATTAATAAACATCGCGGACTATATGAAGCAGACATCAATCCTGTATACAGACTACTAGAAGAAAACTATTTAGGTCAAGATGCACCTAATCTAAACGTTGCATTTTTTGATATTGAAGTTGACTTTGATCCTGAACGTGGTTATAGTTCACCAGAAGATCCTTTTACTGCCATTACTGCAATTACAGTACATTTACAATGGCTTGATAGTCTTATTACACTAGCACTTCCTCCTAAAACACTTACAATGGAACAAGCAAAAGAAGAATGTAAAGACTTTCCTAATACATATTTGTTTGACTCAGAAGCAGAAATGCTTGATACATTTTTAGATTTAATTAAAGACGCTGATATTTTATCAGGTTGGAACAGTGAAGGTTATGATATTCCGTATACTGTTAACAGAATTACAAGAGTTTTAAGTAAAGAAGATACAAGACGTTTTTGTTTATGGAACGCTTATCCTAAGAAAAGAGTATATGAAAAGTTTGGTAGAGAACAAGAAACATATGATCTTATAGGACGTCAACACTTAGATAGTCTTGAACTATATCGTAAGTACACATATGAAGAACGACACACTTATCGACTAGATGCTATTGGTGAACTAGAAGTAGGTGAAAAGAAAACTGAATATGAAGGTACATTAGATCAATTATATAACAATGACTTTAAAACATTTATTGAATATAACAGACAAGACGTTCTGTTGTTAGATAAACTTGATAAGAAATTACGCTTTATTGATCTAGCAAATGAACTTGCACATGCAAACACAGTGTTACTACCAACAACAATGGGTGCTGTCGCAGTTACAGAACAAGCAATTATTAACGAAGCACACAGACGTGGTTATGTTGTACCTAATAGAGTACACAGAGAGCCAGGTTCATCGCAGGCGGCTGGTGCATATGTTGCATATCCTAAGAAAGGATTGCATGACTGGATTGCATCAATGGATTTGAATTCACTGTATCCTTCTGTTATTAGAAGTTTGAATATGGATCCAGCAACAGTTATAGGACAACTTAAACAAAACCATACAGAAGAATTTATAGGCGAACAAATGAACTTTAAAAAGAAGTCATTTGCAGGTGCTTGGGAAGGAAAGTTTGGTAGTCTTGAATATGATTATGTAATGGAACAACGCAAGGACGTTGAAATTACTATTGATTGGGAAGGTGGCGAAAGCGATACATTAAGTGCCGCAGAAGTTTACAAACTAATTTTTGATAGTAATCAACCATGGATGGTTAGTGCTAATGGTACATTATTTACAACAGAGTTTGAAGGTATTATTCCCGGACTACTAAAACGTTGGTATGCTGAACGTAAAGAAATGCAGGCTAAAAAGGTTGCGGCACAAGATGCAGGTAATAAAATTGAAACTGCTTTTTGGGATAAAAGACAACTTGTTAAAAAGATTAACCTAAATAGTTTATATGGAGCAATCCTAAACCCAGGGTGTAGATTCTTTGATCATAGAATTGGGCAAAGTACTACACTTACAGGTCGTGCTATTGCAAAACATATGAGTGCAAAAGTAAATGAAATTATTACAGGCGAGTATGATCATGTAGGTAAAAGTATTATATATGGTGATACAGATTCTGTGTACTTTAGTGCTTATACTAGTTTACGTGCAGAAATTGACAAAGGAGATATTCCTTGGAATAAAGAAAGTGTAATTCAACTGTATGATCAAATATGTGAAGAAGCAAATGTAACTTTTCCAAAGTTTATGGGAAATGCATTTCACTGTCCTAAAAGCAGGGGTGAAGTTATTGCCGCTGGTAGAGAAGTTGTTGGTGAAAAAGGATTGTTTATTACTAAAAAACGTTATGCAATTCTAATATATGACAATGAAGGATTTAGAACAGATACAGATGGTAAGCCTGGTAAAGTAAAAGCAATGGGGTTAGATCTTAAACGTTCTGATACTCCTGTGTTTATGCAAGACTTTTTAAGTGAAGTATTGTTAGCAGTACTAACAGACGGCAAAGAAGTTGAAATACTTGATATGATCACAGATTTTAGAACTAAATTTAAAGCAAGGCCTGGTTGGGAGAAAGGTTCTCCTAAACGTGCAAACAACGTAACAGACTATCTTGCTAAACTTAAAAAATTAGGCAAAGTAAACATGCCTGGACACGTTCGTGCTTCTATTAATTGGAATACATTAAAAGATATGAACGGTGACAAATTTAGTATGCAGATTGTAGACGGTATGAAAGTTATTGTTTGCAAACTAAAACAAAATCCAATGGGATATACTTCGGTTGCGTACCCAACGGACGAACTAAGACTACCAAAATGGTTCCAAGAACTGCCTTTTGAAGATGACGAAATGGAAACTGCAATCATCGATAAAAAGTTAGATAATCTAATTGGAGTGCTAGATTGGGATATTAAATCAACCGAACAGAAGAATACATTCAATAATTTATTTGACTTTGAATGATTTTCTAAATATAATAGTATATAAGGAACGGAGAAAACTATGAAAGACATTTTACAAGACATTGTTGCACATACACATGCACTTGGCTTTCTTAACATTGTTAAGGTCAATGGTGATGATGCACAAACAGGTATCGATAGCATGGCAGAGGATCGCTCTGTGATCATGCAGGCAAATACTAAAAACGCCCAAGTAGAGATGAAGGGTACGTTTGGTATGCCAAACTTAAACAAACTAGACATTCATTTGAAGTGTCCAGAATATAAAGACGAAGCAACTATTGATGTTGTACGTCAAGATAGAAACGGTGTACAGATTCCAACTGGTATACACTTTGAAAACAAAACAGGTGACTTTAAAAATGATTATCGTTTTATGAACGCAGAAATCATTAATGAAAAACTTAAGACTGTTAAGTTTAAAGGTGCGGCATGGGACGTAGAAGTTTCACCTACTATGGCAAGTGTACAAAGATTTAAAATGCAGGCAACTGCAAACGCAGAAGAAACTGTGTTTACTGTACTTACAGATGGTACAGACATCAAGTTCAAGTTTGGTGATGCTAGTACACACGCAGGTGAATTTATTTTTGCTACAGGTGTAACAGGTTCACTTAAAAATGAATGGGCATGGCCAGTACAACAAACACTTGCTATTTTAAGTTTAGATGGCGACAAAGTAATGAAGTTCTCAGATCAAGGTGCTATGCAAATTCAAGTAGACAGTGGTTTGGCAACTTATGAATACATTTTGCCAGCACAATCTAAATAGGAGATATAATGAATACGGACTTAACAACAGAACAAAAAGACTACGCAACGTTTTTACCAGCGTTGAGTGGTTTCTATGCTACCTTTATAGGTAAGCAACGCAGAGAAGAATACGTTGATAAGAGTCGTATTCCGTATCCTAGTATGGAAAGTATGAATTGGTTAAACAAGAAAGAAGGACTGTTTAACTATCATTGGTCATTATATTCCGCAGGACATGCCGAACTAGATATTAATAAAGATGCACCTAAAGAAGATATGGTACGAGATAGAGATCGTAACAATAGTTGGATGTTAGGTGACTCAGGTGGTTTCCAAATAGGTAAAGGTGTGTGGGAAGGTGATTGGAAAGATCCTAATTGTCCTAAAGCACAAAAGAAACGTGAGCAAGTACTTGCGTGGATGGACGCTTACATGGACTATGGTATGATACTTGATATTCCGGCTTGGGTAGCACGTTCACCAGCAGGTGCAAAAGCAACAGGTATTGACAACTATCAAGATGCCGTTAATGCTACACGTATTAACAACGACTACTTTATGAAACACAGAAGCGGTGCTTGTAAATTCTTAAATGTATTACAAGGCGAGAATCATGCTGATGCAGAAGATTGGTATCAACAAATGAAAGATTACTGTGATCCTAAAAAGTATGAAAATCATTTTAATGGTTGGTCGATGGGTGGACAGAACATGTGTGATGTACATCTAGTATTAAAACGTTTAGTTGCATTACGCTTTGATGGATTACTTGAAAAGGGCAAACATGATGTTATGCACTTTTTGGGTACTAGTAAATTAGAGTGGGCAACATTATTAACAGATATACAAAGAGCAGTTCGCAAGTATCACAATGAAAACTTTATGATTACATTTGATTGTGCTAGTCCGTTCTTAGCCACAGCAAATGGTCAAATTTATTGTGAACTTGAAACACAAGATAGAAGTAAATGGGTATACAGAATGGTACCTAGCATAGATGATAAAGCACTTGCTACAGATACTACGCCTTTTGCACAAGCATTTGTACGTGAAGGTAAACATGGAAGTTTTAAAGATTCACCACTTACACAAAACTTAAAAGCCAAAGATGTTTGCATTTATGCTCCAGGTGATCTAAATAAAATAGGTAAAGAAGGAAAGACATCATGGGATAGTTTTTCTTATGCGATCCAAATGGGTCATAATGTATGGAGTCATATCAATGCAGTACAAGAAGCAAACAGACAATACGACAATGGAATCATTCCAAACATGCTTGTCGAAGAGTCCTTTGACAGGTTATTTTTTAAAGATGTTGTGGAAGCAATATTTGCAACTTCAAACAGAGACGAAGCAAATGCGATAATAGAAGAATTTTCAAGGTTTTGGATGTCTATTATTGGAACTAGAGGTGCTACTGGTAAGAAGACAGTTAATGCTAGTACACAATACACAAACCTATTCGAGGAGGTATAATATGACTAACGTAGAAAAGATAGATAAGTTAAACAATAGACTGCAAAGCCTTATTGCAAAACATAAACTAGTACATGAAAAAGTTGAAGTTGCAGAGGCAGAAAAAGTACAAGAAAAGTTTTTAGTAGAAATGAAGAAACAAAAACTTTCTCTTAAAGACGAGATGTGGAAAATTAACTTAGAAATAACTTCATTGGAGGCACAAAGTGAAGCGTGATTATGATGATGGTGTTAAGGACGATGTTGTTTACTTCACAGGTTACGAAGTAGAAAAAACTCCAGCATTTGAAGAACACACGTTATTTGTAGTAGGGCCTAGACCATTACAAGAAGTATTAAAACAAGCAAAGAAACATGCAGTAGATCATATTTACTTAGGTGCTAATCAAAGTTTTAATATTGATGGCGGTACAAGTCATGCTTGGGACGAACTTGTAGAAGGGTTACTTAAAGAAAGTTATATGGTTACACTAGATTATGATGTAAGATATCATGAATATGTTATCGAAGCAGGATATAACGAATATAATAAATTTATTAGTATGATTAGTGTTAAACTTCCGTATATCGATCATTTAAATTATAATGCTTGTATTAAGATTGATGATAAAGACTTTAAAGCATCTAACGTAGGTGTTTGGGTACATTATGCTAGAGATTTACAGCCAAGAGATAAGTTTACTGATTGGTCTAAATACGAAAATGATAATTCAGTAGAGTAACGCAATGAAATTAATACACCCTTTTTCTCAGCCCAAAGACGAACACCCTAAAGTTAAAGAAATGAATGGACACTTCTTAGTAGGTGAAAATCAGCAATGGTATGACCTAAGTGGCGGAACAGGATGTAATATATTTGGATTTACACAGCCTGAAATACAAGCCAAAGTAGCAGAAACAAGTTTTCAGTTTCCAAACGATGATTGGACAACTAAAAGTACTGTATGGTATGAACTAGAAGATACTCTTAAAAAAGTTTTACCTAACACATACACAGGATTTATACCTGCACTTACGGGCAGTGATAGTGTAGACAATTCATTAAAGATTGCATGGAGATATTGGACTAAAAAAGAACAATCTCGCAGACGTACAGTGCTTGTAAGAAAAGGAAGTTTTCATTCAGGTAGTATTACTGGTTGGCAAATGACAGATGATCAAGATTGGATTTTAGGAAATTGGCCACATATTGATTTTGTAGACTTCTTTGATGATAACTTTGATGCTATGTTTACAAAACACAAAGATACCCTTGCAGGTATTATGTTAGATACTGTAAATTGGTATAATGGTATTAGTGAAGTAAGTGACGAAGTATTAGAAAAAATACAAACTGCAAGAAAACAAACAGGTTGCTTGTTAATAGTAGATGAAATACTTACAGGCATGTGGCGTATGGGACATTTTTCACATAGTATACATAAAAACTTAAACCCTGATATGATCTGTTTTGGAAAAGCACTTACAGGTGGGTTTGGAACTTTGGCTATTACCGTATTACATAAAAACATTCACGATACAATAAGTGCATTTGATCCTAGCCTATGGGATAACTTTCCTATTGCAGTAGGTAATACAAGGGCACAATCAAATACAGGTGCTAGAGCAACAATAGAAACAATTAACAAATGTATTGAAGAAGATATTGGTACAAAAGTAATAAATGATGTTGTACCGTTTGTTGAACGTATTGCAAACATACTAAAACAAGTAGATACATTTGAAGTAACACACAGCAACAGTATTCTTTACTGTAACTTTGTGAACAATTATGACAATGATCAATGTAAAATGTTATCAACATTTTTAAACAGTCATAAATTATGGAACTCAGAACACACAAGAATTTGGTTCTTGAGTTTCTACGACCTAAATAAACAAGAAGCAGACTACATTGAACACACATTTCAAAAGTTTGTAACCCTTGTTAATAATGGTAAAATATGGGACCAAAATAACTGGAAAAGTAATTGACAACTGTATAGAAAGAATGTATTATAAATGAATAATCAAAGAGAACCTTATTATGATTATATGTTAAGAAGAACAAGAGAAGAAAACGAAAAGGTAATTATGGAAAACGCAAAAAGAATGATATGGGTAACCTTTAGAAAAGAAGGTATTCACAAATATCCTGCGGCACTGGACGATCCAGCACTTGCTACAGGTGATGAATATGATGTTAGTTTTTTGGGATATCCCCACAGACACATATTTCATTTTAAAGTAGGTATTACTGTAACACACAACGATAGAGATATAGAGTTTATTCAATTTAAACGTTGGTTAGAAAAACTTTACGCAGAAAAAACACTTGAACTAGATTATAAGAGTTGTGAAATGATGAGTGATGATTTATATGAACAAATTATCGCAAAACACCCAGGTCGTGAAGTCCATATTGACGTAAGTGAAGATGGAGAAAACGGCGCACACATTGAGTACTATGCAAAGTAAAAAAGGAGATAACATTGTCTTACCTTGCACAACGTCCAGAGATTGTAAAAATCTTTGATGATCTCGATTCCTTCCGCGACTTTTGTCGATTTGAAGGGTTTAAATTTAACGAAAAGTTCCTTTACAAAAGGGAAACAAGAGAGTGGAGGGCATACGAAGGTCGTAACAATCCACGGAAAGCAAAACAACGTGTTCACAAGAATCGTAACTTTAAGAACCGAGGACCAAAGCGATAGAGGTCCATACTTGACTGATAAATTTGGAAATTCAGTAGAAGGTGGTGCATTAAATGCAAATTATACGACCGTAGACGCAGTCGCCAAAGTGAGTAATACACTAGGCAATCATGGTTATGTTTACGGTCGTGATTTTATTTGGCAAGATCAAGGCTATACAGATAGTATGGATGATGCTATAATATTTGAATATAACGATTTAAGAATACTAACAATATTAGGATTAACAAATGGCTAGAATATGGTTAATAGATATAGAGAGTGTAGAAACACGCTACACTAAACAATGGAAAACTTTCTTTCCTGCATTACTACGTAAGAACAATCACGAAGTATTTGTTGTAGAAGGTCCAACAGATATTCCTAATGCTACAACTCCAGGTGCTTTTTTGAACTTTGGTGGTACTAATATTTACAAAGCAAATCAAATAGAACAAATTAGTAGAGCATTTACAACAGGCGAAGTACACGAAGGTGATCATATTATCTTTACAGATGCTTGGCATCCTGGTATCACTAATATTAAGTATATGAGTGAACTACTTGGCATTAAAGTTATAACACATGCACTTTGGCATGCTGGCTCATACGACCCACAAGACTTTTTAGGTAGACTTATTAATAATGCACCGTGGGTAAGACATGCAGAGAAAAGTTTCTTTCACAGTTATGATCATAATTACTTTGCAACAGACTTCCATGTAAAGTTGTTCTTTGATGAATTACTTTTAGATGGCAACAACGAACCTACAGACATGTATAACGAAGCATACAACAATAGATTCAATAACGGAAAGATTGTACGTTGCGGTTGGCCTATGGAATATGTACGCAAAGAATTAGAAGCATTTAAAGGTATGACAAAACGTAATTTAATTTTGTTTCCGCACAGAGTTGCTCCAGAAAAACAACCTGAGATATTTTTAGATTTAAAAGACACACTTACACAATATGAATTTGAAATTTGTATGGATAAAAATTATTCAAAACAAGAATACTACAACGCACTAGGAGAAGCAAAACTTGTCTTTAGTGCTAACCTACAAGAAACACTAGGTATTAGTTGGTACGAAGGTGCTTTGGTTGGCACCTTGCCTATGGTTCCAGATCGTTTAAGTTATACTGAAATGGACAATACAGGCAAGTTCTTATACCCAAGCGAATGGACAGAATCATTTGTTTCGTATAAAGAACACAAAGATGAGATAGTTGCACGTATAATTGATTATATGGAAAATTATGACAACTACCTTATTGACCTAAATAAACTTGCTACTCAATTAAATGACAACTATTTTAGTTGTAAAAACTTACTTGAGAAGTTATAATAAAAGAGGCAATCCACTGCCTAAACATCGGAGAAATAAATGAGTAAAAGTGAAGAAATAAAAGCAAAGTTAGAACAACAAGGCGTAAGATATTGGGCTAACGACAACATTGCTGATTACATTGAAGAAGGTGATAAGCAACAGTTAATTGATGAAGCAGTACCTGCTTTTGAAAATGTATTACAAAAATTATTAATTGATACTAAAACAGATCCTAACAGTATGGATACTGCAAGACGTATGGCTAAGATGTACATTAATGAGATTATGGCAGGACGTTATGATCCAATGCCTAATCCAAGTGCATTTCCTAACTATATTGAAGGCGGTTATGAAGGTATGTTAGTAGTGCGAAGTGAACTTACAAGTTTATGTTCGCATCATCACCAGACAGTAAAAGGTGTAGCATACATTGGTATCATTGCAGGACCTAAACTATTAGGTTTAAGCAAGTACACTCGTATTGCACAATGGTGTGCTACAAGAGGTACACTACAAGAAGAACTGAATGTTATGATTGCTAATGCAATACAAGAACAAACAGGTAGTGAACACGTAGGTGTATATGTACAAGCAACACACGGTTGTTGTGAGAACAGGGGTATTAGAGCCCATAGTTCATTAACACAAACAACAGTATTACGTGGTGCGTTTAAAGATGATCCTGCAACTAAAAAAGAATTTATCGATAACGTTAAACTGCAACAGCAATTTGCGGCAGGTTCGTAATCAATAAAAAGTTTAACACAATATTGTGTTAAAAGGTGCAAGGCACCAAAATAGAAGGAGGAACGAATGTTCACAAAACTTTTACACGGTGTCGATAGGGCACTTGTAACTAAACTAGTTATTTTACACACGCTTGTTATTGCTGTGTCAAACTATCTAGTTACGATTAGATTTGATTTATTTCCAGGTGCTGAATTGCCCTTGTTTGGATCATTTCCACTAGCGGCGGCGGCTTTTACATTTCCGATCGTTGTTGTAGCAACTGACCTAACAGTACGTATGGTTGGTAAAGAAGCAGGAAGAGCCGTTGTAGCAATGGCAATTATTCCTGCTATTATAGCATCTGTACTTGTGCTAATGGCACTAGATGATCCACACGCATACAGAGTAGGTTTAGCAAGTGGTACCGCATACGCAATTGGTACAATGCTTGACGTATATGTTTTCCAAGCAATTAGAGAACGCTCAAACGCATGGTGGGCGGCTCCTGCACTTTCAACTATTGTTGCAAATATAATTGACACATATTCATTCTTTTATGTGGCGTTTGCAGGATCGTTGGACGCAGAAGGTAACATGTCTTGGATTGGTGCTAACTGGCACATTGTTGCACAGAACAACACACTGACTAAGATTGTCGTAGGCTTGGTAGTATTCCTGCCAGCATACGGTATTTTGTTAAAATACCTTAACGGTAAACTTACTGATAATAAGTCAGCAAGTTAATTGTTTTAGTATAGTGGGGGAGAAATCCCCCACTTTTCTATATTGGAGATTCTTAAATGAATGACGATGATTACACATTTACATTAGATAATAGTAATGCAGGTTCCGTTACGTATTCTGTTAGTGATACTTACAATACGTCAATGTCGATTTCCGGAATGGACGTAGATAATATTACAATAGATACAAGTAGTTGGGAAGATAGATTTGATAATTATGAGATG